TCTTTTTCGCCGCTGCGGGCGTCGGTTTCGCAACTGTCTCGTCTGCCATATGAACCTCCATTGATAACGCGGGCATGATAGAACGGAGTGCCGTTCCTTTCAACAACGCCGACTATACCGTGATGCCTTCCGGCTTGCCGGCGGCCTTCACCGTCTTTTTCGCCGCTGCGGGCGTCGGTTTCGCAACTGTCTCGTCTGCCATATGAACCTCCATTGATAACGCGGGCATGATAGAACGGAGTGCCGTTCCTTTCAACAACGCCGACTATACCGTGATGCCCGTCACGGCGGCGTAATCTGGGTCGGAAGCCGACATCGGCCTCCACATGATACGAAGCATAGCCTCGTACAGATCCTGCCCTGCCGCCGTGCGTCCGGGGCGGCGCGGCCTGCCGAGAAGTGCGAAGTGCAAGAAACGATACCACACACCATCCTCTTCACACAGGGCGGGCTCGCCGCGTACCGAACACAGGAAGTTGACGTGTCTCCGCAGGAGGCCGTTGGCGATCGCCGTGTCTCCACCCGAGGCCGAAATGATCATCCGGTCAATGTACCACGTCGGCGATCCGGAGAGTGTCCGCACGTTGCCTCCGTCCTTGCCGGCGTCGTCGCTGTCGAAGTACACGACGAGATTCTTGCCGTCCTTCTTGGACGGATCAACGACTGTGTTTGCAAAGAGATCCACGCCGAACGTCCCAACCGAATGCTTCGCCGCAAACCGGGCCGCTGTGAGCGCCACGCTGGGCATTGCCCGATCACCCCTTGTCACGAACATAAAGACCACCTTTCTTAGCGTCGAACGAAGTTCACGACACCGCCAGCCTTGTTTTGGAACATTACCGCTTTGCCACCAGCCGCCCCGAGCGCCGCCGTTATCGCGTTGGAATATTCACGCAGCAGGCCGCCGATGGCCGCTCGCTCGTTTTGGAAGGCCGCTTCTATCCAGCGCGCGGTCTCCTTGTCGCCCTTCTCGGACGTATTGTGCTTACGGTTGTACTCCTCACCGTGCGCCGCTTTCTCGTTGAAGTAAACCACCTCTGCGTATGGGGCATTGTACGAGATCGAGACACCGTACATCTGCGAGGCAGGATACGCTTCGCCCCCGGCTATGTCAACCATTCCGCCGGAGGTCTGCTCTGTCGCCGTCGCCGCTGTGCTGTAAAGCAGCCCGGTGTCCTTTGGAACATATGGCTCAACGATGTCGAGGAGCTTCCGACCGATCGACACCGAAAGACCGGCGACGGCAGTGCGGATCGCCTCGGGAAATTTCGTCTCGAGATTCGCCAATACCGCACTCGCATCGACTCTGAAGAAGATGCCTTGGCCCGGGCCACCATATGTTTTGGCAGAGAGCGTATTCTGCGTCGCAAAGACCGACGTGCCGCGCACACCAGACGTTCCGTGTGCTTCCAGCAGCGACTGCATTCCGGAAACGGCATTCATCGAAACTGGGGATCGCAGACGGTTCTCAGTGGCGTGCCCCATGCTCGGATAGCGCGCGCTTCGTGGCATGTCTTTGGCAAACCTCTTTGCATCAGCAGCCAATGTGGTGCCCCTTGCCGCAAAATGAAGAGGCATCTTACCGAACTTTTTCAGTGTGGTCGCTCTACGTGCGAACTTCTCCGAGAAAACTTTTCGCCCGGCCTCGACGAGGCTTGGTGGAGACATGAGTCTACGCTGTGCTGCGAACATTGCTGCGCGACCCTTTGCATATCCGAGCGAAGCCGGCTTTCCTGCGGCCTTGTTTTTTGCGCGCATGATGACGGCCTTGTCGCGTCGCCGCACGCGGTCCCGCTCGATTGCCGCGCTGTGCATAGTGGCCTTGGCGAACGCCCTCCGGCGATCCAGCAGTTCTTTCGTGGCTGCCTTAGATGCCGCTATCGATGCGCGCATCGCCTTCTGCTTTTCGGAATACGGGAGCGTGTTTTTCTTTGGGCGAACAATCTTTGCCTTTTCACGTTTCTCTTTACGTTTGGCGACAGCTCTTATGTCCGCTTTTTCAAAGCGTGTCAGTTCGTGGGAATCTCGTATCTTCTGTAACTTTGCGCCAAAAGCTGTCTGACCTCTCGCGGCAAATTTTGGCGTTGCATTTTCTTTCTTCGCCGCACGCGCGTCGGCTGCCTTTCTATCAGCATCCAACTGTTCTTTCGTCGTTTCTATTTTTTTGATTTTGGACGAGTCGAAACCGGGCCGCTGATCCAGTCGCACAGGTGTCTTCTCAACAGAAATCTTGACCGCGCGAGGGTCCTCAGTTGGCGAGTCGTATTTGCCTAACTGTTTTCCGAATTTTGCAATCGGCTTATATACGGTCTTGTCCGACCGCGCATCGTAAACTTTTCGGTCAACATAGATCTTGTTCTCACCGGGATCTGAGAACACAATTTCTGATCCGGGGTAAGCCAGTCTGGCATCGTAGACTTTTCCGCTGTCAAGTTTTCCGGAAGAGTCGGCAAAATAGCCACGATCGAGCACAACCAGTGAATTTTCGTTGTGCACAACCCGCCAACGCGGCGCAACCGGTGCTTGCCTGTCAGCCGCCAGGGCTTTGTCTTTGCTCTTTGCCTCTTTAGCCATAGCCAGCCTACATCACCGAGGCGATAAATGCCTGATTGGTGAGCGTCACACGAGTCACTCCGGGCATGACGTACTCGGTCACTGCGCGGATCTTGTGTGTGTCCTCGAGCTGATCGGGAGGGATGTTCGTTGTTCCATCGGCCTCCAGATCCGTCAGCCGCTTCGTCCAGCACACGAAGCCGTCAACCACCGGTTTGCAAAGGTAGAAGAGGACCATGTTGTCGCGCGTGCCACCCCCTGCGAAAACAACGTCAGAAGGCCCGCCTTCGCCGAGCTGCATGTTGCCTATGTACGCGCCCTTAAACTCAACCGGCGCGTCGTGACGCACGCCTGAGCCTGTCACAACGGGCGCCCAGTAGAGCAGCCTCTGTTTCGCAAACGCCTTGGCGACATTCTGACCCATAAAACCCCCTATCGCAAAAGATAACCCGTGAGCCGTTCGGCTTCCTCGTCGACCGTCTGATCCAGAATCTCGTCGACCCAGCGACTGTCTTCCGGATCTGACGTACCGACGATCTCTACGCCGTCGGCCGAGGACTCGATGATCTTGCCGCCGGCCACTGACGAAAGAATCCCGACGGCTGAAGAAAGCGTGAGCAGCCAGTTCTCGGCCTCCACTCTTCCGTAGCTGAGCGGATGGAACATGTACCCGAGTCTGTCCACAAGCTTGCGCGTCACGAGAGGGAAGAAGCACTCCTCCGTAAAGGTGCCGACACGCATGGGCTCCGGAGAAAGCGCCAGCCAGGAGCGCACGCCTTCCGCGAACGATGCGACCCCGTCAATCATCGGGAGATGCCGGCTGTCCAGAACGCATAGACATTCGGCAGACACGATGGGCGCCACGCGGTTGATCTTTCCGCAGTACGGCGTGCCGTCGAACACGAAGAATCCAGCCGACAGACCCTTCTCGCGAACATTCTCGACGAGCGTCTTGTACGTCAGAATGTGCGGATCTTCTTTGTCCAACAAAAGCACGAATGTGCAACCTACGAACTTTCCGCAGGCCAGCGCTGCGGAGAGAAGATCTGATGTCAGATACGGGGTCTTGTACGTCGGAATGAGAAAGGCGACGACCGGGACGATGGGCTCACCGGTCGGTGCGACTTCGAAATCGTTCATGTGGTACTCCTTCAGCTTGTGAGGATACCGGAGCCGAGGCTCACCATGCTGACGGGCCTGCGCTTCGTTCCGAGCGTGCCTGTCGGGTCGAGCGCCTTCGCCATCTGCCCGTACCGTGTGTGATCGAAGCCAAGATCAATCTTGTGCATGAAAGACTGGCTGAGCGGCCCGATCGCACTTCGCTGCGTCACAGAATACGTTATAGCAGCGAAGTGCGCGGAAAGGTACATCTCGATCCGCTTCATCAGCGAAGGCGCGATCCCCCAGCCGTCCAGCGTGTTGCAGAGGTAGATGTGAGCGGCAAGGATGAACTCGGTTGTCTCGGCCTCCGGCGTGTCCTCGTCGATCTCTTTGCAGATGCCGAGAACGTCGTCACGGATTACGAGCGGCTCATCCTCGATCATGACCTTTTTGGAATCGCTGTACTCGTAACCCATAACAACCTCCCTTTACCCGTTCGCCTCTGCGACAGCCTTCGCGGCCTTCGCATCCGCCTTTGCCTTAGCCTTCGCGGCCTTCGCATCCGCTTTCAAAGTTGCCTTTGCAAGCTTGTCCTTGGCTTCCTGCTCGGCCTTGTCCTTGGCTTCCTGCTCGGCCTTGTCCTTGGCTTCCTGCTCGGCCTTGTCCTTGGCTTCCTGCTCGGCCTTGTCCTTGGCTTCCTGCTCGGCCTTCTCGGCGGCGATCTCCTCATCCGTCTTTCCGGGGGCCTTCGCCGGCACGATCTTCTCGAAATGACGCGCGCGATCGCCGTCCGCCAACGTCTCGCTCGGATCGGAGAACACGTCGCCCGCCCGAACCATTTTTCCGCCGCTCACATAATGGATGCCCAACTTGCACTTGTACTCGTTCATACCGTCTCCTCTTTCTCATGTGAAAAGCCGCCCGCCCGGCTATCGGACGGACGGCTTTCCGTTGAATCGTTCGCTTCGCGCGTCACTTAATCAGCGGGAGCGACCAGCTTGACGACGCCATAGTTGCCCGACCAGTCCTTCTTGAACAGGGGGCACACGCCTTCGGCCATGCGATGCTTCGTGGCGATGGCGCCCTTGAGATCCATCGTGAAGCTCTGCATGGGCAGATAACTCAGCACGCGGAAGTACTTCGCGCTCAGCGAAGTCAGGTACGCCTCACCGACCGTCGGGGTGCCGCCACCCTTCAGCTCGTCCATCTGCGGGACCAGCTTGATCTGCGAGATGTCCAGCACGCTCGGTGCGCCCGCGCCAACCCGGCCCATGCCCATGATCTGATCCCACAGGGTCGTGACCACACCGTTCGCCGTAACCGAGTACGGCTGCGCAAGCTTCTTGCGCATGTTGCGCGAGGTCATCAACACGAACGGACCGGGGATCTTCGCCGCATCGGCGAGATTGACCATCTTCACGATATCGTTGTAGATATCGGTGACGGACACTGCGTCGGATAACCAACCACCGGTCTTCTGAGCGACCGTGAGGTTCGTCGGCACGTCGCGCCAACCGTACACAGTCACGCCGTGGTAGGTCAACCCGCCCCAACCGTTTAGCTGACGCAGATCCAGCCCCGTCGCAACCGCGTCGGCAGTGCCGGCGGCCTTCTGCGCGGCAACATCCTCGCCGGCCGATGCCGACGCGACAGGATCGCTGCGGATGCTCGTGCTCCAGTCTGCGAACTCGAGCGGCAGAGGAACGCCATCCTCTTCGGTCGAGATCGTGGTGCCCGGCGCGTCATCCTCGAGGTTCATCGTCATGCGCGAGCTGGTGTTGCCCGTCCGGCGCTGATACCAGTAGGTCATGCGCTTCAGCCCGTCGAAACGATCGACGCACCCGGTCAGACTGAGCATCCACGCAGTGAAGCGTTCCGCCGTCTTCGCGATCTCGGTGACGACCGTATCGACCTGCTTGTACTCCGTCACAGTCAGCGCGGCGCTCGCGTCGATGGCCGAATCGGACATCACGCGATCCTCATACACCGGCTTGCCGTCTTCGCCGACCTTTCCCGTCGGGAGCGTCAGGTAGACCTTGCCGTCGCCTTTGGTGAAAAACCGGCGGCCGAGGGTTCTCTCAAGTGTGCTGTTGCTCATGTTCTCGTTTCCTTTCTCGTGCCGCGTTACAGAACGCGAGCCAAAATGCGGAGGCCGTCGCCGGTCGACTGGGCGGTGGCGGTTTCGATGGCGGTGAACTTCGGAGCCGTGGTGCCCTTGACGACCGTGCCGTTGGCTGCGGTGTCCAGCAAGTCGCCAGAAACGATCGCCGCCGCCGCACTCAGGATCACCGTGACCTCCTCACCGCTCTTCAGCACATGGGCGCGACCCCAGGTGTTGATCGCGCGTTCGGCCGTGATCTCTTCGGTCACAAAGTCCTGCTGCTCCATCAGAATCATCACACCAGCGTTGTTGCCCGCGCCGTTGAGGGCGAAGGTCGCACCGTCGGACTGCGCGTGCGTGGAGTCACCCGCCGCGAACGCGTCGCTGGCGGTCAAAAGGATGCCGGCCTTGGCCGCTGCGCCGAGCTTACCCTCGATACGACGGATCTCGCCGAGGGGAACCGGGACTACTGTCTTGAATCTGCTCATGTTGAGGTTCCTTCTTTCTTAGTTCTCAGGGGGAGGGAGGCTTCCGGCATTGCCCTTCGGCTTGAGCGAGGGGTCAACGATGGAGTTGTCGGTCTTGGCGGCGGCGCCAGGTTTCTCAGCGATCTTCGCCATCTTGGCGAGCATCTCGATGCTGTAGTCGGCGAGTTCCGCATCCGTGAAGATGCATCCGGGTGCGGCCTTGATGACAGCGATGTGCAGATCGCGAGCGGCTTGGTAGTTCTTCTGCGCGAAGGCAACCATGTCCGGCGTCATGCCTTCTGGGAGCTGCTTGGCCTTCGCGTCCGCTTCGGCCTTGAGCTTCGCGTCAGTCTCTTCCTTGGCCTTCAGAGCCAGCGCTTCGGCATCCGCCTTGGCTTTCGCATCCGCATCGGCTTTCGCCTTCGCGTCCGCTTCGGCCTTGAGCTTCGCGTCAGCCTCTTCCTTGGCCTTCAGGGCCGCTTCGGCTTTCTCTTTTTCGTTCATATGATTCTCCTGTTTGGTCTCAAAAGAAGCTGATTCCCAATCGATGTCGAGGATGTTATGCGAATCGGCCCGATACTTCAACAACGTTTCAGAGCCGTCCTTTTTGGAGATTTTCATTGTCCCATCGGGGAAGATTTGTGCCACGGTCCCCTCGCCAAAACGATCCTCCGCGAGCGCCTGAGCATACCCTTCAATCGAACAGGCGGCGGCGTACCGATCGGCCCCGGACATTGCACTGGCACTGTCCCATCCTTCTTCGTCGCCGCGAGAGCCGTGAGAATCACCAAACGACGCCACACTTTCGAGAAGCTCGGTGGGAGGGTTGCCGATCTCATCGGCCAGTTTGGCCGCGACAGCCTCTTTAGCCGAGAGCCATTTCGCGCGCCCGGCAGCCATCCACGAACGATCCTCTTTGGCGCCGCGCGAGACGATCGCGGCCATGATGTCGTCCTCCATCTTCTCCAAGAGGTCGGCGGTGTCACGAAGCTGGTCCTTGCTACCCTGAACACCGGTCCACGGCGCATGAAACATCAACTTCGCATTCTCCGCAACGATTACCTTGGCACCCTTGACTCCGGAGGAGATGTAAGATGCGATCGATGCCGCCATGGCGCTCACGTAGATGTTTACGGTGCGCCCCGCTGCCGTCGCCGCATTCAGAGCGTTCAGGATCTCGAAGCCGGCGAAGACACTGCCCCCGGGAGAGTTGACGTACACATCGATATCGCCGGAAGCGCCGATCTCTTTCAGCACACTCTCAGCACCGGTGTAGCGGCCTCCGTACCAACCCGCACCGCTTCGCCCGGACACGACGGCCCCGACGATCATCACATGGCGTTTTCCGCCGGTCTTATTCTGCTTGGCCATTTGTTCCACCTATCCGTTTCGGGTTTTTATTTTCGGGCCGATCCTGCCATGACACTGAGGATGGCGTTGGCGTTTCATCCATGCGCGCTTCAATCTCGGCTACGCGCTCTTCAAGATCGGACATGTCTTTCTTGTCTGGGCTGTCGGTTTTACCTGGCGCACCCGACGTTTGGGACGGTGCCTTTGCGGCTGCGGCCAGCTTCTCCACTTCTGCCCATTTGCCAGCCTGGATCTTGGACTCGATATCAAGAGCTTCCGACTCACCAAAGCCGCATGCGTAAAGAAGATACGTGCCGAACGACATGACCTTCGACAGGCCGGACGTGCCGTAGGCTTGCCAGGCCGCCGTCATGTTGCGCGCGGCGTCAGCCCGCTCGTTGAGGGCCACGGACTGCACGCGAGGCCAGATCACGCCGAACGTATCACCGGAAGGTCGCTGAATGACACCCGCGTCGATGCAGCGCTGCACTACGGGCGAGACTACTCGAGGACCGGAGAAAGTCTCACGCCTGTTGATGACGCGCGTGTCCCAGTTGAGTGTGTCCTGCTGCGAGGCGAGCTTCGCGGCCTCGGCACCTGTAAGGAAGCGCCTCGGGACAGCGGTGGCAATCGAGATCATCGTAATCTGGAGATCGAAATGATCTTTCGGCGACACGATCGCGGGGTACAGCAGCTTCGAGGTAGCGCCGTCGAAGATGAGCGAGCGCTCCAGTCCGTCGAAGTACTTGCGTGTCTCCTGCTTCATCCGCAGATAAGCGTCGTCGCTAACCGTAGCATTAGGGTCGCTCTCGATAGCGAGACCGCTGAACGCACCGAGCCAGTACACCTCTGCGGACGCGCCGGCCAGCTTAGTGATGTCGAGAAGCTGGTTGTAGCACTTCTGAATTCTCGACGTGCCGTAAGATAGGCCGTTCGACTCCTTGAAATGCACGCAGCGGCTGGCGTGAATCGAAACGCCGGGGGCGATCTGGGAGGCGAAATTCAGATCCCCGTTGTCGGAAAAAGCCTTTGTTTTGTACAAAACCACATCGCCAAAGTCCGTGGAGGCGCTGTCTTCATTTCGCGCTTCGACCTCAAACTGCCCGTTGTGGAGAATCTTGATCCACGATATCTTCGTTCCGGAAGCCCCACTGACCTTCGACGAAAGCGTTCCGCTGTCCGAAAACCCGAAAACTAGTAGGGATTCTCCACCAATACCGCCGAGCACGTCGAGCTGCTTCATCGAGGACAGTAGACTCTGACTCACGCCGTCTTGCAGTTTGTAGTGCGTCGAGAGAAGAGTTGATACAGACTTAGCGAAGCGTCCCTTGGCCCCTCCCTTGTCGGTGACAAAGGGGATCGCGCTCCAGGTGTAGTCGGGGAACGTCTCGATCACACGAGCAGCCACGTTGTTGCGGCTGTACATCCGATAGTAGTCCTCAAACGTGACCCGCACAGGATACCGGCAGTTGCGCCAGACGCGTTCCGTCGCCGAATCCATCCCGAAGAGAGGTCCGAGACCGCGTTCGTCGCGCAAAACGTAGTCCAACGCCTTGATATCGGCCGATTTTCCCGTCGGTTTCCCTGTCACAGACGGGATCGCGGCTTCCGGAGTTGTTTTGCTGTCAATTTCGGCCATAGTTCACCTAAAATCGTCATGATCTTACATCAAAGGGGTTTTTGGAACAACAACGACGGATTTGGCTCAGCCATCCAGATCTTTCTCTATCATCTCTCCGAGTAGAAGATCGAGCCGCACATGTTTTGGAAAGACATGGTTGCGTTCTGCAAACTCGTCGTGCATACTTTTCTTTTCGACGTGCAAAATGTTGCGGACAGGGGCTTCTTCGACAACAAGTTCTTTTGCGAAGATACATTTAAACGTGCAGCCGCCATTTATGTTGTGTCGAACACAACTCTCACAGTTGTACGTTCCCCCAATTACCAACTGCCAACAAACCTCCTCGGGACCTTCTGGTGATGTCTTGAATGCGCATCGACTCGCTCTAGCACATTTTTCGCAGGCGTGCGCAAAAATCAGATCGCGCTTGAAGAACTCCGGATTTCTGTCTTTCCTCATATGATTCTCGCCTCCTTGGTTTTGCTGCCGATGCAGCACGACACTCCCCACACCATTGCATCGAGCCGGTTCGGTGAGGGTTCACCGGAATCCGGATTCCACCCGACCATCTCGCCCTCCAACTCGGGCAGACTGACAGCGACGTGCAGATCACCGTGCGCGCAGAGAGCGGCGACAGGCTGGGCGCGGATCGCCTTCCCGCGCGAGGCCCACACCTTCTTGAATGGTATCACGCGGCTGACGGATCGGATATTCGTCTCCACCAGGTCGCCGCCGTTGTTCGCCTCGCCGACGACGAGATCCGCCTTCCAATGGGTGTATGCCTCGTAAACTGCCTGCGCCCATTCCTCGGGTGTCCCGTTCAGGCTGTAGTCGGCGAGTAGGTAGTACTGGCCGGAAGAACGGCGGTCGAACGACTTCGGGCGCGTCCATCCGACGACGATGATGCCGGTCATGTCCGCCTTGGCACCGCTCGTAACGGCCGGGTCGACACCCACGACGATCTTGTCGAAGTTAATCGCTGCGACCTCCTCGAAGGTCTTGACGCGATTGCGGTTTATGTCGCCGGACTTGAACAGCGCATCCTTGCTCTCCTCGCTCCACTCGCCCTCTAGGAAGCGCTTGCGGTTCTCGGGCGACAAAGATTCGAGTTCGCGAAGATAGTCATTTGAGAGATTCTCGAGATTGTCGCAGGGATTGATCCGACACCAGTTGTACATCGAGGCCGACTCTGCGGACATTGGTAGACCGCGAAAGACATCGAACTTCTCGACATAGGTGTGATAGAGGTGATGGGTCTTGTACGTCGGGTTGACCGTCGCGAAGGAGCGGTTGATGCACATGCGGCCGTCGACGCTGAAGGATTTGAGCGAGAGACGCGTACGGGCCTTCTGCATGCCCTCGGGAAGCATCTCGTTGGCCTCGTCGAATAGGATCGTGTTCCAGTCCGATCCGAGAAGACCGTCGCTGTCCTTGCCTTCATCGAGTCCGCCGAACCACACTGTGCTACCATTCGGGCAGGTGAGGATCATGCGGGAGTTGTTGTACTCGAAGGCGACGCCTTGGAAGCACTTCTCAACGACATCCTTCATCGTCTGCTTCCAGAGATACTTCTCGGCGGTCACGCGGTGAAGACGAAGACATAGGTGGCGGGACCGGTTGTACGTCAGCGCGCGCAGAATAATCGCACGAACTGCAATGAACGTCTTTCCGGATCGCGAACCGCCAAGTAGAAGATGGTGCCTGGCGAGATCGTCGGTCATGAAACCGAGTGCGATCTCTTGTTTCGCGTTCAAGCGGAAAGGTCTCGTCAATTCCGCGTTCATTTCGCTTTGTGTGAGTGGCGTCGGCTGCATTTCGCCGTAATGATTTCAGAAAAAGCATGTTGGGTCAAGTGTCAATGGGGGAATATTCTACGAAAACGCCTATTTCGTCGAAAATCGAACATTACAGCACTGTAATGTTCAAAACAGGCTCAAAAAGCCGTAAGTTGTTCAAAAAGAGGCACTTTTGAAGTTAGCCGAGGCTCACGTATTGAAAAATCGACCTCCAAGGGAAATTTCCCCATACGGTTTTCCGACCAAAGAGTCATAAAACCTTGATTCTGACTCATTTGTGGATCGTTACAAAACTGTAATCCAAAACCTCTTCGCTTTTCGTTCCAAAATATGTTAGATTTGGAGAGGCGGCTGGGGAGATGTGCCCAATATAGTCCAGCCACGGTCCCGCCATCGGTGAAGCGTGTTCCTTCAAGAACCAAGAGCGAACAGTAAACGAAGTTTACGGTCGATCTTTCGGTATTCCGAAAGAACGTCACCGATGGCAGCCAAGCCGTATTTATCGACTTCACTAGATTCTGTTGCGGATTGTGCCCGCATTTTGCGGCCTCGCGCAAGCCTCCGATGCAGGCCATCACAATGGGATTACGAGGGACTACCGTCCGAGAGCCCTATACGTACTGTTTACTTGCGCGTGTGCATGGCGAGTGCGGACGGAAGTGTGCTGCCACAGGCCGGTATCAGCGGGATGTCGGCGGCATATTCCAGAACGTCGAACCGCTGGCCGAAGTCCAGCTCTGCGCGCACCCTGTCCCGGCACGCCTCGCTCTCCAGCTTTGAGAGCCTGCGGGCCTTGTCCTCCGGAGACAACTCCGTGTTGGCGCGGAGCCTCCGCTCGAAGATTTCGTCGTCAAGCGCCTGTGACAGAGGGTTCATCTCGGTCTCCTTCCGTATACCTGGTCGAGGATCTGCGCGGGCGTGTACACGCCGGCAACCGCTCCGAGGGCCACGCAGAGCCCGTCGGCAATCGCCCTGTCGAGGTTAGCGCACCGTCTCGGATCTCGCGCGCCCTCAAAGTAGTGCGCCCACATGCGGGCCGGCGGAAAGTTCTCGGGATGCAGACGAGGGTCTTCCGGATCGTCCGCTCCAACCCGTAGATCCGGAGGTAGGATCGCGCGCCTACGCCACTCGGGAACGAGACGGCCGTCGTTATCGCGCACGGCCGGCGCACGGTCGACCGGATTGCCGAACCCGTTCACGCGCCTCGCCGTATTCGCGTTCCATGACCACTTGCCCACAGCTCACCTGACCCTTCTGCTCCGGCCCGTCCGCAGATTGACGCGGTACACGACAGGTGGCTCCCCCAATCGTCCCCTTCGCACAACCGTCTCCTCGTGACGGCCATGCACCTCCCGCCATACCCAGGCGCAGGCGAACAGGATCGCGTACCATACCAGCGCGGGGATCTCCCGCAACAACCCGATCATAGCCGTGCCTCCGCGCCACTGATATTGATCTGGATCGCCTGACGTACGCCGCCCTCGTCCTTGTACCGGCTCTTCATCCGCGACGTGAGGATCAGCTTCGACAGCGTGGCGTCAGGAGGAATGTGCTTGTCGAGCGTCTCCTCGCTATTCTCCTCCGTCTTCTCTCCGGGCGTCTCCACCACCTTGCCGCTGGCCGAGATCGCGATGCCGGGCGCTCCCACCTTCGTCTTGCGCATCTTGCGGACGTTCTGCACCTGCATGCCGATCGCCGCCTTCATACTTGCCGCCTCTACCAGCAGTACGGCCTGGTCCATCGCCTCGTGGTACACGTCCATCAGCACCGGGAATGTGCCGAACAGCCGGTTGACTGCCCACACGGGAAGCGACGAGACTTCCGCGATCCCCTGCATCGCAGTGAACTTCCCCACGCCTTCGATGATGCTGTCCAAAAACATCCCCATGTCCACAGCTACACCGCCGGCCTCCTTCGACCGCCCAGCGATGAGTACCGAGGACGGAAGCGCCATGATGAGGTCGCCGCACCCCGAAGAATCAGCCAGCCAGTGTCGCGTGCCTATCGGCTCATCCGTGCACGTAATACCGAACCGTATGTCGCCCACCGCCATCGCCCCTTTCGGCAGCTCAGGCAGATCAGGTTGCTGGGTCACGGTTGCTACCGCCGCTCTGTTCTCGGGCGGAAGCACCTCGCATGCCGCCGGCTCCTCTTTCACATCCGTCTCGCTCATGTCTCTGTCTCCCTGTCTTGTCCGAAGTCGCCGCTCCCGTTGTTCACCGGGCGCCGTCCCTTCACACCCACGTTCATCGCCCTGTCGCGCGCCTCCTTCAACTTCTCGCACCACCCCGCCTGCGGCCCCGGGAACGCCCGACCGTGCAGCGCCTCACGACGCCAGTGCTTCGCCCATCCACTCACATGCCGCCACGCCTCTGTCACATCCATATCGAGCCCGCGCGCCACACGCGCCATCTTGAAGCCGTCCTTGCGCATCTCGACTCCAGCCCATCCGGCCCAACTCTCCCCATACCGCCGGTCCCGAGCAATCGTGGATTCCACACTCAGCGCCGCCTCGCCCCTCTCAGCCGTCACGCCCTGCGCCGCATGCCCCCTCGGGTACTTGCGCCTCCTCGCATTAACGCCACCATTCTTACCTCCCGCTGCACTCCCCGCCCTCCACCCGTCCATCCCCGCAGCCTTCATCACGTCCACAGGATTCGCACCCTCCCCCATCAGCCGGCCCACAATCGCCGATGCTTTCGCCGACGCTTCCGCGTGCATCCGCGCCACAGCCGCCGCAGCCCTGCTCTCAATCTCCAGCATCCTGTCCGCTCCAGCCACCCCCACCGTCTCGCCAGCCACCAGCCTCGCACACCTCTCCAGCAGATCCGCCACACGCGCACCACCCGAACGCCCCACATGATCTGCCCACCGCCGCAGCTCCCATGCCTCCACCGAACACTCTATCCCGATCCATCCCATACGACACCTCCCGTCGAACACGACTCCTCTCGCGGAATACCGCTTCTTTCCTCGCGCGTAGTATATTGCTTTTCCGCCGCATGTGTCAACACAGGCAACTTTCGTCGAGCACGACTACTTTGAGTTTCCGGATACGCGGCCCGAAAATCTCAGTTTTCCAAAATCCCAATTTTACAAAATGGCCGAATTTATCTGAGCGGGCACCCAGACCCCTGGCGTACCCCCTTCAAGCAGCAAAATCGGAGTTGTGCTATCTTTCCACATTGTGTATACTTATGGCATGGCAAGGGAGCTAGACCACTAGCAAGCTTGCCGGTGATTCCACGCGGAATCAATGTTCTTTCTCAATAGAGCCGTTGGCGTGAGACCAACGAGAGACCCCAAAAGCGCCACATGTGAACACCGGGCGATCACGGCACATGTGAAACCTTAGACCGTTTTGGGAGTAGAAGAAAAGAAGACACCATACGGGCGCGACTTGCGCCCGTATGGTTACAAGTTGGGAATGTTTCGGAAAGCGCGCCATGCTTGACGCGCTTTCCGGTATATTGCCGGGATAACCCATGATTCCGCGTGGAATCACACAATGAAGGAACACACAATGAGTAATGAGACAATCAATGCCACAATCAAGCCTTTTGAGTTCACACAATCGGCTATCGCTGGCCTTATCGCTTCCACAAAAAATCGGTATATGGCTATCGCCGTTTGCTGCGTAGAAGCGGGAAAAGCGGGTTTGACACAACGCGCCTTTGGCGACGCCTTACGCTCTATCGTTGGCGCTAATCTCGGCTGCGCGACAATCGTTTACAGTGCTGGGTTGACTGCAGCAAAGGGTGATAAAGATGGTAAGAATGCCAAGGGCGTTAATGAAGTGTACGCCGTTATGATCGAGAAAGCGGCCGCCCATAAAGATGCTTCACGCGCTGACCGGGAATTGAAAGCTAGTGCTGACGCCAAAACGGCCGCGCTTGTTGCCGCACTGACCGCCCCAAAAGCGACCGAGCCGACCGAGCCGACCGAGCCGACCGAGCCGACCGAGCCGACCGAGCCGACCGAGCCGACCGAGCCGACCGAGCCGACCGAGCCGACCGAGCCGACCGAGCCGACCGTTCGTAAGTGCGTCCCGCAATCGATTATCGACGGCTTGTCCACACTGGACTTGTCCAGTTTAGACGCCGACGGACTTGTTGCCCTTCGTAACGCGCTTCACAATGCCGAAAAAGCCGTGATTGCTGCTTTGTCGGCAATGCGTGGCCCGGCACCGGAAAGCACCGGTTGCTAAGACGCCACAAGGGGAGCGCCGCACAAGGGCGCTCCCCTTCCCTTTACGCGCGCCCGCGCGTATACGGCCCCTTCCCGCTGATTCCACGCGGAATCAAGCCGAACCGATCCCACACGGCGCTTTAAAGGCCGTTCCGCTCAATTTTCGCCGGCCTGGCGTGTGCCAGTGGTACGGCAGTCCCATTTTTCGCACGCCTATAGTGTACACATACGTGCATTTTCAGACAGGCGTGTTTTTCAGAAGCGGATTTTCTCCCCTCGCGAAAATCGCTTGTACCCACACAAACGTACACAATCGGAGAAACAGCCATGAAAGCAGCCATTTCCGCCCTCGCCACCCTCGCCTATAGCGCCGGTCGCGCCCTGGAGGCCAACCCGTGCCATGGCAGGCCCAACGCGGCCCTGCGCCGCCTGGCCCGTGTGTGCTGGCGTGCCGGGGATCGGCTGTCGGGCACAGTCGAGTTCTGAAATAGCCGTTTTGGGTCATTTTTGACGGTTTCGGCCCAAAAACCCTCCCACCGGGCTATCCTTGGGCAGCAAAGGCGGCAGCATAGCCGGGCAGCATAGCTGTATTGTGTGAGGGGATAGGGTGGCAGCGTATTCAACAGGAGCTATATTCAGCGGTGGCAGCGATTCCGCGTGGAATCAGAATGGAGAATGGTATGAACGCGAGGCAGCGCAAGAAGGCGATTGTGGGCAGCAAGGTGGGCAGCATCACGGCTGTCGGGGGCGGGTTTCGGGTGTTGAAGGACAGCAGCGGGTATTGGTTGACGTGCCCGTGCGGGTATGATCCGCGTTGCCGTGGGCGTCATGGTGTGGAGGTTTCGCGTGGCAGCATTGGGGATGTTGTGCGTTGCGCCCGGCGGGTTTATGACGCTCTGGTAAATCCGTATCTTGCCAGGCTGCATATTGCGGCGAGGTGATTCCTCGTGGAATCAGAAGGGTGGTAGCGATGGCGGGTTATCTGGAGAACGGATTGGCGGGCAGCAGTTGTCCGGCGGGGTGGACAATGGGGCAGGGATACGATTCGCATGAGGAGTGTGAATGGTGCAGCGAGTGCGTGCATCGTTTGTGCGGTGCGCTTTGCTCGGGTGGTGTTCGTAGGAGTTGACGGTCGGAGTCGTATTCGACGGTGTAGCAGTGATTCCGCGTGGAATCAGAACGGAGTGTTATGGGTCTGATACCTTATCTGGTGGAAGAGGTCAAGAAGCACGCTAACGCTCATTATGCCGAGGGCGGCTGGGATGTGATCGTGGAGGCGTGGAGCGACAGCGAGATTGCGGATCATCTCGTGGAGGAGAAGGCGAAGACGATTGTGGATGCGCTGGCGGCATTCGAGCCGATGGTGAGGGTGTGGCGTGAGCGGGATGCTGACGCTGAGAACTCGCGGTTTTAGCAGAAAAGGAGGTGTGAGCACCGTGTGGGAGGATGTGGGTGATTGGCTTTACGATGAGAAAGAGCCGGCGAAAGTGACCGCTTATGCGGCAGTGCCGCCGAAGAGAAGGGGCGTGACGACCAGCGCCCTGAAATCGCGATCGCGATAAGCGCGTCCGGCACGGCCATAGTCCCTGCGGGGAGACCTGTAGCAGTATTCTGCGAACAGGAGCACGGCCGGGCGCTACAGTATTTCCGGTTTCGGGTGTATCAGTGTAATGCGCAAAACGGGAGGCATCATGAAAGAGTGGGCAGCGTATGTGGTGACGAAGTGTGCCGTCAACGATGGCGTGTTTTGGGCGAGCACTCTGGAGGTGGCGAAGTCGATCGTTCGCCGCTTTGGTGGACGCATCCAGAAGATTGTGAAGTAGTGGGAGTCGTATCTGACGGTGTAGCGGTATCCCGCGAGGTGATTCCGCGTGGAATCAAGGGAGGGCAGCATGAACGAACTTATGATGAAGGCCGGCAACGCACTGAACGCGTGGCTTGGCAGCGTCGGGGCGGACAACCAGACAGCGGCGGCGCTCACCGCGATCGTGATGATCCTGATGGTTGTGGCGGCGTCGCTGGCGCTCGCTGTGATCTTGGCGGGGTGGTGGGAAGGGCGCTGCGATACGCGGCGTCAGACGCGGCGCTGGGGTGCCAAGTGAGCAGTGTTCCGCGCAAAGGGCGAGACCAGCTCCAGCTCTATTGGCAGGAGCAGCGTAAGATTGCGGACGCGAACAAGGCGTTCTTGGATCTTGTGGCCGCTGGCATGACGCGGGCGGATCTGGAGAAGAACATCGAGCGGCGGCCTGAGCTGTGGTCGCGGTTCTCGAACTGGCTGGACAAACTGCCGGTGTAGCTATACTCGGCGATGTAGCTGTACTCAGCGAGCTGATTCCACGCGGAATCAAAGGAGGGGCTTATGCTGCGAATTGTTTTGACTCAGGTGATGGATGCGGAGCACATGACTGCGATGAAGAAGGCGCTTAAGGCGGGCGGCGTCACGCTGGAGCTGGGCGAGGGCACGGTGATCGGCCGCGTGTCGATGAACAGCCTGGAGGTCTTTCGCGGCCTACGCGGCACGACCGGCAAGTGGCTCGTGCGCCGGGCGAACGGCCTGTTTGCAGAGGACGGCGTGCCGGATGAGGATGCAAAGCGTATCGCTGATGCGCTCAAGAAGTGCGGTGGCATCGGCAAGGCCACGACGCTCGCAAGGATTTAAGGTGTAGCAGTATTCTACGAAAGGAGGCGTTATGCACATGTAGGCCAAAACCCTACGTTCCGGCCCGCAGCGGACCTCCGTCTGCGGGCCGGATACCATAACGCTGATTCCGCGTGGAATCAAGAAAGGACGATATGCCCAGCAAATTCAAGATTGGCGACAAGGTGGAGCTGCTTGCACCGCAGGAAGCGTACGGCTCGAATTACGCCGGTAGCCCCGTCGTCATTGTGCCCGTCGGTGCGATCGGAGTTGTAGGTAGTGTGGACGTGCCCTTCGTGACCCAGCCGCGCGGCGAGCGCCAGAAGTGGTTCAATTGCGTGGACTTCGTGTTGCCCGGGGTGTATCACTTCGGCATCGAGACCGCACCGAACTCGGATCGCTGGCGCTGCGGCGTCGTGGAGAAGGAGATGCGAAAGGTGAAGGAGCCGAAATGAGACTGAGACACAATCTGCCGAGCGTAAAGACGCTCATGAGAATCGGGGATCTGGAGCACGACAAGGACCGTGCCAAGCTTCTGCGCAAGGTGCTGGAGACAAACAGCCGGAGCCAGCGTGAGGAGATTTGCGCCACCGACAGAAAAATGTTCAGGTCGAGCTTGCAGTATGCGGCCAGCGCCAATCGCAATCCCGCCGAGATGAAAATGCAGATGGCAAACGACATCATCGGCGGATACGGCGTCGAGTATGCCGGCGAGGTGGACATGCGCGACGGCCCGCCTTTGGAGTACGTCAACATGGGCGACACATACGACGTGACCCTATGCCGCTTCAACGGGAGCTGGCGCGTGTGCAGTGTGGGCGACATCATGGAGCGGCACGAGCGGCTGTTTCGGGATCGATAGGAGAAGTATATGAACAGGACATTCGCAGACAGGACGAAAACGCAAGAGGAGCGCTGTATTACGCTTTCGGACACGATGGCCAGAGAGCTTGTCGTGAACGCGATAAGGAGTGCCTACCTTTTCAAGCCCGAGGTCGTCGCGGCCGGCATCATGATCGCCCACGGAGTGACTTACGATCAGGCGCACCAGGCGCTGTGCAGGCCTTGCGCAAGGATGGTGGGAATAGACATCGCTGTTAAGAATGCCGTGATGAACGCCTTCGACAGCGCTTTCAAGGGCTGCCTCACGCCGAACAACACGTCGGGGCTGTGAACACAATCATACCTATATGAGTCAGGACGATAATGCGCAGGGCCGCGCAGCACCGCCGCGAGAATCCCGGCTGCGAGATCGTCATCTCCTGGATCGCGCAGAACTTCGACGGTCAGGGTAGCGGACGCATCGACAAGACGGTCGTGTGGAAACCGCTCACGAGGAGACGGGCATGAAAAGGCAGTACACGTATCATCACGCACCGCAGGAAACGTGGTCGGTCGCGGAGTGCGAGAAGGCGCGCAAGTATGCCCCGGCGGATCACTGGGGCAACCGGCCTCCGAAAGGCATCATTCAGGGCAGCGCGGATGCGAGGCCGCGATACGGCCGCCAACGGTTCAACGGCGGAATTATCATCGACGGCGAATGGTACGACGGAACCGACAACCCGTATCCGATCGTTCCCGACCCCTACGTGTTAGCATGGCTCACGTCGTGGGGCATGATCATAACGACCAAGGAAGACGCTGAGAAGCGCGGGCTCACCCTTTTGCGGCCCTGAAAGGCGGCATGAAAATCAGAAGTGAAAAGAAAGTGCTGGCAAAGGCTCTGAAGAGAGAAAAGAAAACCGCGCACGTCGCTTTCTGTCACGCCTGCGCTCGTGATGCGGATGCAAAGGCAACTTTGGGAAGGAGGAATCGTGAAAATCAAAGATGAGCACGTCGCTTACATGAAAGCGGCGATTGACGCTTATGCAGAGACCCAGGGCGGCTGGGCCGCGCTGGTGGAGAAGTACGAGACGGGCAAGCACGAGCGCAGCGAGGGGACCAAGGATCTTCAGAAGCGCTTCTGCTTCGACATGATGTTCGACGCGCGACTTTGTGCCTGGGTGTGCCAATATCTGTACAGCTATTCGCATGACGAGCACATCTACACGGCGCTGAAGTCGATCTGCCCGAAGGTAACGAAGCGCTACTGATTCCACGTGGAATCACGGAGGCAACATGAACATCAAGAGAACGAAGAACATCCCGGCGAGCGTAATCCGCGACGCGATGCGCGTTGCCGGCGGGCTTTACAGCATGAACGCGAGAGACTCTATCGGCTATGCTTTCGACGCAGGAAAGAAAGAAGTGACCTGCGGCGAGTTCGTGTATTCGTTTGAAGAGGAGAAGTGCCGCGAGAAGTATGACGGCTTCATCCGGTACAGCGACAAGACGCTCACCGACAACCGCAGCGGGGAAGTGAGGGCACTGAAATGACGCATCTTGAGTGGTCGAGGGAAAAGCGCAGCATGGCGCAGAACCGGGCAAAGACGGCTCGCGACGCGGAGACGTACTGGATCGAGCACGAGGGCCTCAGCTCCAGGAACGTGAAGCCGTATCGTGAGCTGGCCGAAGAAGCGGAGCTTGAGGTCGAGATGTGGAACGAGACAATCGCGCTGGGCGAGGCGCGGGAAAAGGCAAAGGCATGAAGATTCAGGCAAAGGTGGTCGTGGCGGTCATCAAGGGATGGCAGACGGGTACTCGCGAGTTCGCGGTATTGGAGTGTGTCAACACGCTGCGGGTGCTGCCGGGCGACCGTACCAACTCGCAGGAGTTGGCGCTCATGATCGAGGACGGCGTGAACGTCACGCTGAAAGGAAGCAAGCGATGAAAAAAGGTCAGCGGCTACCAGATCGTCGATCACGGCTTCGAGAGCCCGTCGTATTTCCAGGGCTGCGGCACGGCCTTCACCGAGTTCAAGCACGTGGCGACCGGCATGGGCGATACGGCCCGCGAGGCGTTTGAGGACGCCTGCGAAGGGCTCGCGCAGCACGGTTGGGACACGTCCCACATCAAAGGCAAGAACAGACTTTCGCGTCAGACGGTACGTGGCTACCTTCGCAGCATCGGGGCCTCTCGAAACAGGACATCGAGGACACCGAGACGCAGTACTATCTGTCCATCAGGGTGAGGTGATTCCGCGTGGAATCAAAGGAGGCAAGATGAAAGAGAGAACGAGACAGTACATCGAGACGACCGTGTGGCAGACTTGCCTGATCGAAATTGGTCGGCACGAGCCCGAATTCTGGCGGCGGGTCGAAGCGAGGATCTGGAAGGCGCTGGCAAAACGGCTGATTCGGAACTACAGATTCGGGGACAGTCTGAACGACGACCAGTATTGCCAGTGCGGATCGCTGGCGCGAGAATTCGTCGACAACAAACGTTATCGCAGTCGTATGTGATTCCGCGTGGAATCAAGGGAGGGAAGATGAAGGGATTCATTCTTGTCGGTGAGGTTGTGGTGAACCGAGACAGGACTGGTCGTGTGCTGTCGAGAGGCAACGACAAGCCCCTGCTGATCGGCACAGCTTACATCACAAGCGCTCATCCGCATCAGCTCGACTACGGGCAGGGTTTGCTCGTTTACGGCACGGCGATCGAGTACGTCGGGAACGAAGGATACCGCACACGTAACACTTTTGTGGGCGAGACGTTCGATATCGTTTCGGCGCTGATCGAAGAGGCTGTTTCGTGAAAGCGAGCGAGCTGATACGCCAGCGCTTCGCCAACGCGCCGTCCTCGTGGCTGTTGAGCGACGAGGGCCGGCGTCTGCGGGCCAAGAGCCTGCGGCTGGTTCGACAGCAGGAAGGCCGCAAGGCTGCAAAAGAGCTGCGCGATGAGATCTGCGTGTTCGTCGCCCTGCTAATGCCGGAGGATTGAAATGACGCTCCAAGAGATCAAAATTGCCGTTGTAGAAGGCAAGCGTGTCTGTTGGAAAAACAGAGCCTACTTCGTCGTCCACGACTGGTTGGATAAAAACGGAAGGCCGTACAAGAACGGATGCGATCAGTGGCTCATCAAGTGCGAATTGAACGATCACTGCATAGGGCTCACTTGGAGAGACGGTGTGACGATGAACGGAAAGCCCGAGGACTTCTTCATTCCGGAGGATTGAAATGACCACAAACGAGTGCAAGAAGGACTGTGCCGAGAGGCTGGCGCAGGCAGGTGTCAAGTTCACAAAGTTGAAGGCGAGAACCGTCAGCTTCGAGGGGTTCGGGTATGGGATCGCCGTGTTCGTCAAGATCTGCGGACCCGTGTGGACCGAGACGGTGCGGCATCGCGGTGATCTGAAGAAGGGTGCTTTCGCATCCGTGCCGAAGCCGTCAGACGGCGGCTACTGCATCGAGACAGATGAGGGAGGTTTCTCATGAACAAAGATTTCGGGATAATCACGGCGATCAAGACAGCCGTGGCAGAATACGTCGCGGTGCAGTACAAGCGGGAGACGCAGATCTTTGACGATGGGAAGGGATTTCTCTTCATCACGGTGGGCGCGCCGCGAATGACCGACTCGTTCAAGCTGGTCGTTTGGTATGCCGGCAAGATCGACTTTCACATTGAGATCGCGGATGCGAACGACGTTGGCGTTTCGCACAACTTCCACTTTCCCTCGATGGAGACTGCCGTTGACGCCTACATGGCGATTTTCACCTTCCATGTTCAGCGCGTGCTGAGCAGGGTCGGGGACATCTAAAGGAGGCAGCGTGAAGAAGATTCTGGAGCGAACGGATTTGTACAACGCACAGTTGCACTTTGCTCGTGCCGCGAAGGCGTCGAAAGAGCACAGCAGGCTCGCCGAGGCGGCGATAAGGGACTACGGGGACGGCAGCGGACAGCCCATCAGCGGCTGCGTCCGCGACCACTTCCCCGAGTGCGTCAAGGTTCTGCTCATGAACATGGCCCGCGAGGTGACGCGGCAGAATGAGATGGGCCAGGCGCTGCGGCCGAGGGGTGTGCGCAAACGTACGATGGACGATCTGGCACGCGCCGTCTGCAAGCGGGACGGCACGGGCTTCTACGGATACAGGGTGTAAAATGTACACAGCGGAAGGTCTGGCGGAACAGCTCAAGACGGACAACCCCGGCAAGCGCATCGCGATCTACGGGCCGGACAAGACGGCAGTCGGCTACTGGCACGATGGCGAGCAGCGGTGGACGCCCGTGTACGGCAAAGCGCAGGATAACGGCATGTGGTTGAACCTGCCTCCCGGCGAATTGTGGATCGACGGCAAGCCGGTTCTGGATCAGGCATTGTGGAAGGAGTGCGTATGAGATTCGTGTGCAAAGACGTGGCCATAATAGATCACGCGTCACAAACGGATTGGAAGACAGTCGGCGAATTCAGCGGCACGATCGAGGTGGATCGCGACATGTGCCGGCCGACGCTGATCGAGGGCGCGGCGCGGATGCGTGAGAACGATGCCGAGGTGAGCTTCAAGCTCGAAGATCTGTTCGTCGACCTCTGCGCCAACGATACGAAGGTGTATTGTCTTTTCAACGACCCCAAATGGAAGGAGCCGGAAGCATGAGCGAACTTATCGTTGCGAGCGTGACGGGATGCCATAGCGTGTGCCCCTACGACTACTATGCCCAGCGGAACGCGAAGTTCTTCGGCGACATTCTGACCGCCGCCGGCGTAGAGCACAAGATCGCGATGAAGAACAACGACTTCAAACCCGCATGTGGTTCAGGACCGGGAGGTCGCATCAGGTTCGGTGACGGCATGGCGCCGCCGACGGTCAACTTTCTGGTCGCCGAGAAAGATGCTGCGGCTGCCAGAAATGCTTTTGAGAAGAGAGGCTACGCCCACCTTCTCACGGCTGTTCCGATACAGGATCTGGTCGATCTGGAAGCGTCGCTTCAGAGCGGCGGAATGCTCAAACCGGAGAACGCAAGATGAAGAAGCAAAGTCCCGCGATGCTGGCCAAGCGCCTCGTGTCGCTGATGCCGAACGGAATCCCGCGTTGGATTCGCTGCTACGATAACGGTGGAGACCCCGACACTGGTGGAAGCACCGACCGCTACACCGTCGTGTTCAGCGGGGCTGCGTGCGTCAAGGCGTGCGGCGGCGAGTACCCGTATCGCGCCATGAGCGGAGAGCCCTTCCATCCGCAGGGCGTCGGCATGTGGGGCAGTACGAAGATCCAGCCATGCGACACGATGGGCGAGAAACCTGGGTGGCACTGGCCCCCGGCGATCGGCCGCAAGTGCCATCTCGGGAAGCGCATCCGCTTCGAGGATCTTCCGGAGGACTGCCGCAAGCTCGTCGTGAACGACTATCTGGACGTTTGGAACCTGCGACCGGGCCACTACTACGGCGAACTCATCGAGGAGGCGAAATGAGCATTCCGAAATGTGTTCTGGATACGATGTCCAAAGAAGACCAGGCGACGTACCATTGGGCGCAGGAGAAGAAGGCTGCGCTGCGAAAGTCCAAACGTGGACGCGAGAACGTACGCAAGTCAACCGAGGAGATCCTTGTCCGAGCGGCGAAGAATGTCGTTCGCGACTGGCCTACCTGTCGTCTGTCGACTGCCGTTCGCGAACTGGAAATGGCCGTATCGGCCTATGAGGAGGTTCGCAAGTGATTATGACGACCGAACAGCGGGTCGCGCATATGAGGGCGCAGCGTCACAAGTACGACAATGTTAGAGACTGGAGCGTAGACATGCTCGATGCTATGCGGCGCGACCTCTCACAGCCTTTTGACGAGGAGGCGCTGTATCTTGCCGGCGTAATTGAGCGCCCGAAAGTGAAGGAGGTGCGTAAATGAGGGTTACGCGAAAGGACATTGCGATCAAGACGCCGCCGAGCGGATGGCTTGTTATCGAGGCGCAGATCGGCGACGCAATCTTTCGCAGGAAGTACTTGGGCTACAACAAACGGACGGCTGTATCCATATTCCTGAAAGAGGTGAATGAAGAGGCAAAGGAGGAAACGTGAACGCGAAACAGCGTGAGAAGATGAATGCGCAGATCGAGCGACATGGACGTGATCTGCTCGCGATCTGGCCCAACTGCCGAGAGCGCGATCCGCTGCGCCTGTGTCGCAAGCTGCTGCGCCTGGAGCGCAGGGCGCGCGCCTTGTCTGTCGGTTGGTGCAACGGCGAGGTCAAGACGGCGCGCGTAAAGCGCGAGTCTGTGGCCATCCTGCGTGAGATGCGGCGCATCATTGGTGACGGCAAGCCCGAGCCCATCTTCAACTGGGACGGGCGCGGATGCGCCCTGAAGATTCAGAACTGTGACATGGGCGGCTTGGAACTTAGAAAAGATCCGGCCGGAAGCGGGATTGTGATGCCCGATTTTGAAAGCGAAGGCGACGAATGAAGCTCATCAAAGAAGGCATCTTCGTGAACATCGGCGCACCATACCGTGGCCAGCGCGCAAAGATTTTTGAACAGGACATGGGCGATCTCTGGACGGAATGCGAAGACGGCGATATCTTCGAGACGCCCGCAGAAAGAAGGGAGCTGCTGCTTTCCAAGCTGCACACTCCGTCGGCCAAGTTCCACTATGGCCATCTGTGCGAGCCGCTTCTCCCCGGGCCTGAAAAATGGGAAGACATTTTCAAGCCGGGCAACGGCGACAGCAAGGCCGGCTCGCTCATCGTTTCGGATTTCGTCACGATCGACTATCCGTGCGGTTCATTTCGAGTCGTCCCGAGCGCAGCAGTGCTGAAGGCTTGCGAGGAGAACATGCTGGTCGTGAGCAACGACAAGGTGTATTTCAAGGTCGTTGTTCACGAAACGAAGAAGGCCGACGTGTATGTGGTCTCAAACCAGATACTCGCGTCGCGCTATCTCGCGAGGATCGACGCAGAGACAATCCCGAAAAAGAAAGAGGAAACCGTGAAGCGTCAGAAACAAACCCCGCCTCCTGCCCTTTTGGACGACCCTGTGCGGACAGCCGTCTCCCAGTGCGAGATCGCGGAAACCTTTGTCCGACTGCCGAAAAAGCAGCTCGCAAGGGATCTGTACGAAAAGGTCAAGGCCGTCATGACCGTTTTGGGTGGGAAGTGGAACACGTCGGGGCAGTGTTTCAAGTTCGCCGACGATCCACGCGAAAAGTTGGCAGCCTACATCGAGACCGGGGATCTCGAAAACGAGAAGAAAGACCGTCAGGCGTTTTATACGCCGGACCAGCTCGCCGCGCATGTCGTGGAACTTGCCGAGATTGCGATCGGCAATCGTGTACTGGAGCCGAGCGCAGGTGACGGGGCGCTTCTGAGGGCGCTGCCAGAAGGCTGCGAGGCCACCGGCGTCGAGCTGTCGGACCGAGAGGCCGCGAAGATCGACAACACAAAGTTTTCCGTGTTTTCCGGTGACTTTCTTGACATGACGGTTGCGGATCTCGGCACGTTCGACAGAATCGTGATGAACCCTCCGTTCTCCAAAAATCAAGACTGCCGGCACGTGAAGCACGCGCTGCGCTTTCTCAGGCCCGGAGGAATCCTGGTCGCGATCATGTGGCCCAATCGTGACCGTCGATGCTTTTCCGAACTCGCGGACGGTTACAGTGTGGAGATCGAAGATGTCGACTCGGGCGCTTTCAAATCTTCCGGCACCGATGTCGCAACGATGATCGTGAAATTCACCGACAAGAACGGCAACTGATTCCGCGTGGAATCAAAAAGGATGGTCTGAAGTGAAGATCAAGATCAGTCGCGACAAAGAGATGTCCGGTTATTTCAGCCTCGAAGGGCTGTGTGTGACGAGATTCGGAAAGTTAGAAATTCCAGAAGAATACACGCTTGTCGTCGGAGAACACCAAGGCAAGCCGCTATACAATGTGGAGAAATCACAATGATCAAGAGACATCCAGACATGCCGGGCGGGGCGTTCACTGGACGCTTCTATGTCGTGAACGACAAGACCGGGCTGGCGATTCAGGCCGACGCGACCCGAGCGTCGGCAGAGAACAGTGTGCGAGAGTTGCACGAACACGAGGGCCGTTGCGAGGAGCGTCGCAAGGCAGACCACACAATCCCGCGCCGTGAGCGCGAGAGCTACCACATCGAGGAGGAAGTGTCATGCTGAAGCTGAAAATCGCATTCGAGACGAAGAAAGGCTGCGTTGTCGAGACGCTTTGGTGTGTCCGGCAGATCGGGCCGAGACCCGACTTCGAGGGCTGCTGCGGAGGATTCCGCTGGCGCAATTATGGCGGACTCATTCCGCAGTGGCGTCCGTGCGACATGGAGAAGCCGAGCATCGGCCGCACGTACTGGTGCGACCTGCTGCGCAGCGACAAGGAGAACCACGACCAGAGCACGCGTGTTGACCACGCTGGCTATGTACCGGACCAGCGCGACCCGCACCCGGCCCCCGGCACGTTCACGTTGCGCGGCGTCGACATGGGCGAGATGAACATCGTCTACGAGAACGGCACGGAGTGGCCCGCCATCCGCGTTCGCGGCTTTCAGAAGCCGACCGAGGGCGAGCGCGCCTTCATCAAGCAGCATATCCACGAGAAGCTGGCCCTCTTCATCCGCGACAACGCGATGCGCCTCAAGGCAGCGGCGATCGAAGACGTGCGTGAGTGTGTTCGATCCCGCTGTAGCGAGGCCCGCGCCTCGCTCAACAAGCTGGAGAAGGAAATGAACGCCGCGATCGACGCGGCAGAATAGAAGGTTGTATGAGCGACAGGACGACGCTGCATCTGAATTACGCCGAGTGCGACCGCGAGGCGATCGAGGTTGATTTGGGACAGCCGGAAGATGAGACCGTTGAGAACTGCATCGTGAACGGCAGCTTCAACGGGGTTGACGGCGGCGGAAGCGAAGAGCTTGGCAACATTGCGGCCCTCGGGCTGCCCTGCTATGGTCACTACGAGAGCGGTGCCGAGTATTGTCCCGGAATGGTCGCGACTTGCAGCAACCGCTTCAGAGATGCTGTGGCGGGCTGCGTTGACGGGACAATTGCAATTGACTTCCACCTCAAGACCGGCAGGGTTGTTGGCTTGGCGCAGGCCCGCCGCTTCGCCAGGTTCTACAACAAAGCCGTCGCGGCGGTCGAGAAGCGCGCAAAGGGGGCGAAGTGAATCACACAGCCGGACCTTGGAAGATCCAGAAAAGGACGACGCCAGGCGAGTTCGTAACGACCACGCACATTGTTTCGGTTAAAGACGAATCGCACGTTGCGAGAATCGGGCCTTGTGATATCGAAGGAAACGCGGAGCTGATCCGCGCCGCACCCGATATGTTGGCGGCGCTGGAAGAGATCCTCTGGCTCTACGAGTTCGACCCCGACGATCTGGAAACGATGGACAAGGGGGCCGAACTAGCACGCATCGCTGTCAAGAAGGCGAAAGGAGCGTCATGAAACTGCGACTGACGATCGATGTGGAATATTCGGGCGGCGCTTTGGTGCAGGATCTGCATCCGCTGCTGCTGGAAGCGGCAGACCATCTCGCTGATGAGGGTATGCTGTCCGGGACAACGGCGGCATGGGTCGAATCGTGGTCGGCCAAAGTTGAAGAGATCGAGGTGAGCAAATGACCACACAAGACCAGATGCACTTTGTGCGCGAGCTGTCGGACAACATCGCGGCCGATATCGTGATGAGCATCGCGGCCGGCAAGGTGCCGGAGTCGTGGGACGGGCACGAGCTGCGCTGCCTCTTTTCGGGTAAGGCGAAGAGCGCGGCTTGGGGAACTGAGCTTCGCCGGCATCCGCACGGCAAACGCAACAAGGACTATCGGAACACCGTAATCGTCAACAACCTTTAGGGAGGTCGTATGAGCTGGAGCAAGCAGGAAGAGATTGCGATGCTGCGGAAGTTCGTGGCAAGGCTGGGCGACCGCAACATGAGCTACTGCGGCGAGTGGCTGACTGCGGAGCTGCCGGCGCTGGAGCGCGCCATCATGGATGACGTTCCCGCCGAGTGCTACGCCAAGAACTACCGCGAAGCGGAGGCCATCCGGACGCAGATCATCGCCGACGCAAAGGCGAGTGCGGAACGGATGGACAAGCAAGCGTGCGACGCGCTTCAGGCCGCGAAGAAGATCGCCGCCGATCTCGTCGCGGAGGCCGAGCGTCGCAAGATTGCTCTGCTGGACGCCTGTAACGTTGCGCACGACATGATCCGGTCGGCGCACGAGCGCCTCAAAAATGTGTAAGGAACAAGTATGAAAACCATCATCGCGGTGCGGATGTGCTTCGAGCGGTTCGCCGACGCGTTCGTCCATAAGAGGTGCGCGAAGGCGTACACGGCGTCGTTCGGCAAAGGCGGCGGGCCGATGTCTCGCGGCTTCATGTATCCGGGCCACCCGGAGCTGCCAAAGCCGTGCGCCCATTGCGGCAAAACCATCGAGCAGGGAACGGAGGAAGCATGAGAGTGCAAGGAAAGCGCGAGGCGGCGACGCTGGCGCGGGCGAAGCGCAAGCTTACCGAGCTTGTTCTGTTTAAGAACGCCGGATTTTCTCTGAAGGGAGACGAATCGATGCCCTGTTCAGAGGACACCGAGAAGATAAGGGTGGCGACGGAGCGCTACACGAAAAGCTGGGTCATTCCGCTGATCGAGGCGATCTGTAACGGCGATCTGGACAGCATCGACAGCAAACTGTAGGAGGAAGCATGAATAAGGACACAGAGAACTTTCTGGAGACGCTGCTGTGGGTCGCGGATGATCCCGGCGGCGAAACGCGCCCGTTCGAGGGCATGACGATTCACCAGTTCGCACCGGAGATGATCACCGGAGCCGAGGCGTTCTGCGCCGGCTTCCGGGCGCATCTGGAGAAGACGGGCTTCGACATGGCGTCGTTTGACCGTCTGGAGCGCTCGTTCGGCGGAAACTGCTACTTCAGCCTGAGCGGGCACGGAGTCGGATTCTTCGACGAGTGCGATGACGCGCTTTCGGATCTTCAGGACGTGATCCAGACGTGGGCGGGACATCGCCGCTTCGAGGAGCTGGCGAACATGCTGGAGGTCAACGAGTCGGGCAAGATCGACATCGGCATTATTCCGGAAGCAATCAAGGAATACCGCGACCGCTACTTCGCGGTTCCGGCTTAAAGGAGAACGGCCATGACAGTCATGAAGACGGGATATTATCGCGGCATCAACAGCCGGCTGTACGGCGCGAAGGTTACGGTCTATGCGAGGCCCGATGCCGGCGGCCTGTTCGCCGAGTTCGACAACGGCGAAAAGTTCGATGTGGACGCGCCTTGGATGCAAGCGTTCGTTGACGCTGCGAAACCGGACAAACCCTCGTTCTGCCCTAAGTGCGCCCTGAACGAGCATAGCGCCGCAGCACTAAAGATGGTCGAGCTGGTGTGGTGCAGTCTCAAGCATGACCATGAACACAAAGATCGCCGGGAAACGGCATGGGGCACGAAGACCGAGTGCGGGCTCGCGGCCTGCTTCGACAGAATCATGAAGGAGGTGTGAGATGAGCGGATACACTGTGCGCAAAGTCAAAAAGTTCATGGGTCGGGAGGGCCACGGCTTCAACGCGGAGCTGGTGCGCGACGGAGTGCCCGTCGCGTTCGTCCTCAACAACGCCGACGGCGACTGCCATCGCTTCGACTGGTACGACAAGAGCGGGCGCGAGACGATCGACGTTAGCGATTATCCGCACGAGGCGCAGCGACTCGCAAGTGTGTTCCCCGGTGAGGCGGCGCTGCGCGGTCACATCCTGGGCCGCACCATGACGATCCTCGGTGAGGAGCATAGGCTCACTCCGGACATGTTCGTCGCCGAGCTGATCGACAATCACGAGTTCACCCTCGTCATGCGCCGCAGGTGCAAGAAGAGCACCTGCTACCGGCTGAAGGGGCAGAAGCCGGGCGAGTACAAGGCCATGGCTGTTGTGTACAGCGCAGAGACCGGAGCGGCGCTGCGCAAGCGTTACGGTGACGAGCTGGAGAAGATCTACAACGAGGAGGTGTGATATGGCGGAAAGGAAACTGAAGCTGTACGTTTGGGAAAACGTGCTGAGGGATTACACGCCGGGCATCATGTTCGCTATGGCGCACACGGTGCATGAGGCACGAAAGATCATCCTTACAAAGTACGACATGCTTAGCATGAAGAGCGAATTGGCGCAAAAGCCGCAGGCGATCTCGAAACCCGATGGCTTCGCGCTGTGGGGAGGAGGCTGATGGCCGTCTGGTTGATTCGACTCAACACACGGTGGGGCGGTCAGTGCGGAGAGGTGCGCGCCGTGACAAAGAAAGAGTGTGTCGCTGCGGCGGCCGAGCGCATGCCCTGGCTGTCGAAGCGGCATCTGGCGAAAGAGTGCGAGAAAACTGAGGAGCGGGTATGGCAGACATAATTGCTGAGATGGCGACGGGAATCCGCGAGCGGGTCGCCGACGGCGGGCAGTTCTACGACGGGCGAGGTGAGAAGATCAGCGACACGCAGGCCCGGCGCTTGGTGCGCGAGGGCGAAGTCGTCGAGGCTCCTAACGCCGGCAGCGGCTCGTACAGGGCCGTGGCGCGTCGGCTGGGCTACAGCAAGCTGGAAGTGGAGGACTGGACATCCTCGGCCGGCGACTGGTGCTTCCGCCTGCACGGCGGCAAGTTCATGTGGCAGAACAATCGTTATCCGAGACACGGGTTCTCGTACAGCGTAGGGAGGGCGTACTGATGAAGGAGCACGGCAAGAAGAAACGCGATCCGGATCTGCGCTGGTCCGACTCTTTCGACAAGAAAGCGAAGAGCGAGGGCTGGTCGCTGTTCACGACGGACGGGACGCGCTGCGAGATCCTGCGGCTGGACGAGTCAGACATCTTCGACAGCGACGACGAAGCGGTGTACTTCGCGTATCAGGCCGCCCTGCGGCACGAGCCACATGCCCGCGCCGCCTTCACGATGAGTCTGCAATCGATCAAAAAGGAGGCGTGATGAAGCCGTGGACATCTTGTGCTGAATGGCCGGAAGGGCTCGTGAGCAACGGCCAGCGGCCGAACGTGACCGAGGACGGGCACTACACGAAGGAGCAGGCGGACTGCGTGTGCCGCCTGCTGGAGCGCGAGGGTTTCGGTGGCGAGCGCAGGATCTTCCCCGTGAGAACGTGGTCTGAGCCTGCGGGCGAGGAGACGACATGAAAGAGCACAGCAAGTACAGGGTCGAGGGCTATCTGGACATGGACGCGGTTGGGACTCGCGGCTACGAGGTGTCGCGGGATGTCGACACGCTGAAGGAGGCGAAGCAGCGCGCGGCGCAGATGCTGATGGACAGCGAGGTGTTCGTCGGTTACGTCCGCACGGTGCTGGTCCTGGGTGGGCACGAGCGGGACGACCAGTTCGTTTTTGATAAGCAGCACAAGCAGAAGAAGACGCGCTTCAAGGCGGACAAGCGTGACGATGACGATCCCGATTCGCCGACGAACGGCGATCGGGCGAAGCACGCCGAGAAAGCACTCGACAGATTCCTTATCTCGACTGGCGAGTCCCGCACGATCGACGAGGACGCGGTGCGCGACCTCATGGCCGACCTGCTGCACTTCTGCGACAGGCAGGATATACCGGGAGCGAAAATCATGGCGACGGCCAGGCGCGACTGGCGCGCCGAAAGGTAGACGGCTATGCAGAAGATCTATGACGAGAAAGACCGCGTGACTGCGAAGGCCGAGCGCCTGTGCGTGTGGCTCGGCGAGGGCTGGCAGTCGCGTGTGTGGCAGAACATGGGCTGGCATTTCGAGGCGCATTGGAAGGGGCTGATCCATGTGTATCCCTCCTCGCGCCGAGACGGGACGTGGTTCTGCATGATCGGCGAGTGCGGGATGGCTGCATCGCTCGCGCCGGACAAGACATTCTGTTCGCCGGACCCGAAGCAGGTCGTGCGGCTGACGGTCGCGGCTTACAAGGCGAAGTGGTTGGCGATGCGTGCCGAGCAGGACCAGCTCGTCGCAGCCGGTGAGGAATGCGTGAAGGAGGAAACATGAGCCATTGGACACAGACGGATATTCCGCCGATGAAGCCGGTCGAGCGCGGAAGGTTTCTGACGCCGGCCTATGACAACAGGCTGACGCAGTTCGACATTATGACTGCCGACTGGCGGCAAATCTGCCCGTGCCGGTTCGGCGAGGCCCGCCAGAGCGCTGTAGGGCTGTGGAGCGGCGACAGCTACCGGTACGACATCTTCGAGAAGGGCGAGGGCTGGGACAAACAGATCGCCCTGCGCTGGTGGAACGGCGGCGGCGAGGGCTGGATGGTGGATGTGGACAAGGAGCGCCGTCACGAGACAGGGCTGCTGCGTCTCATCGCCGGTATCACACCCGAGGCCGACCGCTGGGACTACGCCCACAACCTTTGGGAGACGGCGTACAAGACGGCGCGGGCGGCAGAGGCGAGCGAGCGCGACAGGCTTTTTGCAGCGTTCTGCGAGGGCAGAATGAAGAGACGCAAGCGCGGCGGCAAGTACATCATGGAGATCACTGTTAAGGACGGGGAAGGAGTTGTGACGGAATGACGAAGAAACACGGAAGGGCCGGTTACTGCGGTGGCTGCCGCTGCCGGACATGCACTGACGCGCATGCAGCGTACCGCTGGGCCAAGCGCAAGGCAGAGGGCTGGGACAAGCCGCTGGACGGCCTCATGAAGACCGAGGGCGTCACGCTCGGTGGCTGCGCGACTGTCGTGCCGGCCAGCGTTGTCCGCGAGGCGCTCGCCAACCTGGCCGAGACGATCAAGACGGAGGCGCTCACGATCCTGTGGCGCCAGAAGCGGAAGGGAGGCGGGTCGTGAGCGACAAGACGAAGATGCCGGAGATGCAGACAGTCGACGAGTACCACAAGCGGCGCATCGCTCTGGAGGGGCTGCCGGACACGGTGGACACGCAGATCCTGTCGGCGCAGTGGCAGAGCGTGGAGATGTGGGCGGCGGCGCTCGCTGGCTATCCCATCCTCGCCGAGACCTTCGACGCGCTCTCCGGAACGACAGGTCCAAACTCAGAGCAGGTCGGCTACGAGCGGCAGGGCGACGTTTACGTCCGTCTTCCCGGACACGACGGAAAAGGGGTGCGGGCATGAACACAGAGCAACAACTGATCCGTAACACGATGCTGCGAAACCCGGCCGCCACCCTCTATGCAAACGGCGACGCGGCTGGTCCGCAGTGGACGCGGCTGGAGCCGTGTTCGACCCGCGCAGTGTGGCACTGCTTCGGGTGCGGCTTGCGCATGACGCAGCCTGTCGAGACGCACGTCTACGGCGTGCCGCAGTGTGAACGGTGTAATTGTAGTTTCAGCATGGAATGTGTGGAGGTCAAGAATGAGCACCTACAGAATCAAAGGAAGAAGCAAGTCGGGTAGATACTGGCACTACATCGCGAAGGCCAACAGCAAAGAAGAGGCTGAGGCTGCGGCGGCGTTGGCTCATCCGAAAGCGCAGTTTGTCCGTGCCATGCTGATTGACCGCCACACACTGCGCTACGAAAACTGCATGGCTGAGATGTACCAAAACGCAGGTGGCCGTTGGAAGCCGGTTGTGGGTCGATTGCGGAACGTGTGGCGCTGCTACCAATGTTTGGAGCGCATCACGACCGAGATTACGTGGAAATTTTGCCCGACCTGTCCTAACTGCAAATGTGCCTTCGATCACGTCGGCTACCAGGTCGCGCCTGAAAAGAAGAAGAAAAGGTAAATCATGAATCTCAAAGAGCGATTCGATAACGGCCTTGTCGGAGTGGCCTACGGGCTCGGCGTCGACAGCACGGCCATGCTGGTGGGCCTGGAAGCGATGCGGCTGCGCCCCGCGTTCATCCTATGGGCGGACGTGGGCAGCGAGAAGGCGGCGACGTACGCCTATCTTCCGGTGATCCAGGAGTGGCTCGCCAGAGTTGGCTTCCCGCCCGTGACCGTAGTGCGCAATCCGGCTCCGAAGAGCCCGTACACGACGATCGAGGGCAACATGGTGATGAACGCCACGCTGCCCGGCGCTACGTTCGGCCGCGCGTCGTGTACGATCAAATGGAAGATCGTGCCGCAGAACAAATGGACGGACAGAGATCCGGCGTGCAAATCAGAGTGGGCGGCCGGCCGCAAGATCGCGAAGCTGATCGGCTTCGACGCGACGGAGGACTACCGCCGCAACCGCGCATCAGACAAGGCGCACACGGCGCCGGACAAGAAGTTCGACTACATGCACCCGCTCATGGACTGGGGCTGGACACGGGAGATCTGCAAGGAGATGATCCGCGAGGCCGGGCTGCCGGTGCCGCCGAAATCGTCCTGCGTGTTCTGCCCGAACCAGAAACCGGAAGAGGTGCTTCACGAGCTGACGCCGGAGGAGCGCGGCATGATCATGCGTGTCGAGTGTACCGGCGAGCCGTTCAACCGCGAGGTACACGGCCTTTGGCGCAAGCCGCGAAAGAGCGACGGCAGGCCCGGAAGCATCACGGAGTTTATTCTGAAGCAGGATCTTCCGTACGTGATGCCGACGGACGACATGCCGCTAAATCCGAAATGCCAGAAGTTCACAAACGGGTTCACGTTCAAGCCTCCGCACCGGGAGCTGAGTCTGAAGCAGATGATCGAAAATCACAGACACGCGGCAGTTGTGGAAACGCTGTAAAAGGAGACGCTATGGGGCATTCTATCAAGATCGGCAAGCTTACGATCATGCGCGGCAACAACAAGCTCGGCAAGGTGTTCAACGTGAGCCTGCCTCCGCGCAGGACATGCGATCCGAACTTGCCGTGCTACAAGGCCGGATGTTACGGTGTAAGACTGTACAACCTGCGCAAGGGCTGCCGAGACGCTTGGGAAGCCAACTGGGAGCTTGCCATGACCGAGCGCGTGGTCTACATGGAGAGCATATGCGAAGTCGTCGGCTCTCGCAAGCCGGCCATGTTCCGCTGGCATGTTGCGGGTGACATCCCAGACCAGCCTTATCTGTGGCAAATCGCCAATATCGCGGCTCGGACACCGGACACGAAGCACCTCGTCTTCACAAAGAAGTACGAGCTGCTCGATAACTTTGTTGGCTTTCGTATCCCTCGTCCGAAGAACATGAGCATCGTCGCGTCGGCGTGGCCGGGGCTCGCGATGCCAGGCGTCGTGCAGAATCACTTTCCTGTTGCGTGGATGAAAGATCCGCGCAACATCGACACGCGAATCCCGAAGAGTGCCGTGCATTGCGACGGCGGCTGCTCAACGTGCGGCCTGTGCTGGAAAATCAAACCCGGCAAGTCGGTGTACTTCGATCGACACTGACAGATGGGAGACTTTTGTGTACGGAGAGTTCTTTGAGCTGAGTTCCGGCAAGGGGCTGCTGTTTCCGATAAAAGGCTTGCACCTCGTTGGATCTGACATTCGTGTTCAGGGAATGGATCACGAATGGTACAGACTTAAAAAGAGTGCGAGCCTGAATCACGAATGGGTGATGATGGGCTACGACTGGATCGACTTCTGCGTCGTGTCCGAGCCGGAACTCGATTTCACTGTCATAACATGGGAGCTGGCAAAAGCCTGGCTTATCCCGGAATAGGAGAGAATATGCAGCAGTATCTTATCTGGTCCAAGAAGCGCACGCAGGGCGATGTGATGTGGTGGCGTCCGGACAGCACCGGTTACACCCGCGACTTCAAGAAGGCCGGTTTTTACAACGAGGACGAGGCGCGCAGAATCTGCAAAAGCGGAACCTCTGTGGCGATCAGCGCAACAGACGCGATGCTCATGCTCAAGATGGAGACCGTCTGCGACACGAGCGCGGGCAACAACGAGAGCGTGCTCGCCTTTCTGGAGACACGGGGTCGGGAACGCCTGGCCGCGACGAAGGAGGTAGAGACGTGAAACACTACGGGCACAACGACCCTATGGAGCTGGACCGCGAGGGCGGGTACTACTTCAAGCACGTCCAAGCGATGACGGCTGAAGGGCTACACGAGAAGAGCGACATCGCCTGCGAGCTGGCGTGGCGCGACAAGCGCATCGACGATCTGAGCTGCGCCCTCTCAGACATGGCTAGGCTGGCCGAGCAGTACGTAGATTGTTCAAACAACGACGAGGATCGCGCTTTGGTCGACGAGGCACGAGCCGTTCTTGGACTGTGAGGAGGCGTTATGGACAAGGGACACATCAACCAGTTGTTGCACAGGTTCCCGAACCTGAGTTCTGCGGAGGTGATGCAGCAGATCGCGATCGCCGAGTTTCTGGCAGCCGGGCGCGGGGCAAGGCTCGCGTGGACGATTGCGCTGCGGGATCTGCTGAACATCGAGGACAAGCGGCGCAGGATGGCGCGGCGCTTCTGCACGAGCATCGATGACGAGTCGTCCGGCGCTGCGCTCACGCTCGCCGTGTTCGACTCGCCCTGCGAGGAGGTCGACTGGCAGGCGTTCTTGTCGGGGCTGCGGCCATTGGCACGAAGGCTGGCCAGGATCGCGCAGCGCGAGGCCGAGCGCTTCGAGGATGTGGATCGCGGCGTCTGGTACAGGCCGAATCTGAAGGAGCTTCGGCGCAGGGTCAAGGCGGCATTCCTGAACGAGGTGGGCGGCGAGCACAAGTACGAGCTGGCGAAGCGCACACTCGTCGACGCTTTGCGGAAACACGAACGGGAATGTGCGTCCTAGTGTATACAGGTGCATACGAGTGTATACATCCCCTCACATGAAACATTAAGCGACCGTCACAAAACACTGTCACAAATACATAAGTGCTTGATATAGCCTTATTTAGACTTGTGACAGTGCTATGACAATCGACGTTTACCGTCCCAATACTGTCACAGGGATCACGTTCGGCTTGTGACAATTGTGACGGTGCTTTTCGCAACCTCTGTCTTAACACAACCACCACAACATCAACGACTTACGTATAAATGTGACGGTGTTCTTGTGACACCGGTAGAAAGTTTGAAGTTGCAAACTCGGCGGTTGACAAGCGCAACGAATCCTTGTACCATTGCATCGACGGTCGATTAACGACTTTCCCCGAGTGATGTCGGGCAAAAACAAGGAGACGCTCATGAACGAACTTTCAATTTCGGACTCCCCTGACGGAGGGTGCCTGTCTTCTGGCCCTACATCACCCGGCGGGGCGAGTCCGTTCCTTTTGTCCGAAGTTGAGGCTGCTCTCAGGAGCGGAAGTCGATCCAAAAACTTCGCGAAAAAGATCACGGTATTGTGCGGAGAACTTCGCGGTGAAATCCTGACCGTCGAAAACGCCAAGGTCTCTGCGATTCACGAATTGGCTTTTCAATGCAGATGCGCAAGAGAAGTTTCAAAAACGCTCGGGTTTAAAAATCTCGGTTCTAAGAGAAGAAAAGAGACACGAGTTTTACCCGAGCAAAGTTTGCTCTCTGCTGTTTTGAACAGCGGAACGCGATCCAAACATTTTGCAATTAAGATACGCAAACTTTGCCGAAAATTACCACGAGACCGCAAAGATTATTCTCCGGAAGATGTCGTGGCAATTTTGGCCTTGGCGAGCAAATGTCGTAGCACAAATCAAACGAGGACATTTCTTGGTTGCGAACGAACAAGAAAGAAAATTTATATACCGAAGTACAAAATAGACCGCAGCCTCACACCCGAACAGCGAAAAGAAAATGTGCGGAAAAACAAACGTATTTGGAAAAAGAACAAACGACAGACGGACTTTGGGTACAGGCTTATCCGATCGGTAAGTAGACGCTTAAAGGGTGCGCTGAATGGGCGAAAGAAGTCGGAATGCACGCTCGTTATGCTAGGTTGTTCGGCCAACTATCTAAGACTTCATTTGGAGTCCCTTTGGAAGCCGGGTATGTCTTGGGACAACTACGGAATCAACGGCTGGCACGTCGACCACATCCGGCCCTGTGCGTCGTTTAACCTGTCGGAGCGTCAACAGCAGTTGATGTGCTTCCATTACAGCAATCTTCAGCCCCTGTGGGCAGCAGAGAATATCGCGAAAGGTGCTTTTTACAAACCAGAGCTTTAACCAACAACAAAGGAATCGACACAATGCCAAAATTCAAGTTCAAACCTGACAAACACGAGCCCGGCTGTTCCAGCAACGGCACCCGGGCTGAAAATGCAGAGCGAACCATGTGCGCGGAAGGCTGCGCGTACGACCTTTCCAACGATACGCTCGAAGCCGGCATCGGGGATCTGATGGCCGATCTGCTGCACCTGTGCGACAGGGAAGGTATCGATGGAGAGGCCATGCTGAAACGTGTGGAGATGAACTGGCAAGCCGAACGCTAGACGAAAAGGAGACCAATCGTGAATCCGAGCCACAATCACAAACTAAGCGATAGGGCGAGATGCGTCAGGATTGCCCTACTGTATCTGTTCACAGCGATTGTGTGGGCGCTCGTGCTCATCATGCTCGCTGTGCTGAGCGGAGCGCTGCCATGACGGGGCGCTCCGAATCGTCGACAAATCCGGCGCGGGAAGCGATCGTGTTCGGATATAATGTTTGAAGAATGGGTCAATAAAGGAGAGACAGAGTGAAGATTATCAGGAAAGAGAAGAAGACGCTCAATCCCGAGTGGATGGCGCGGACAGCCAAGCTGGCGATGAAGCGCGGCACGTCGATCGTGTTCGCAGCGAACGGCTGCGTGTACGGAATCTTGCCGAAGAGCGGAGGCAGCGTCAACGTGTTCTACGACGCCGATAAGGAGTGGGTAGACACTGTTCTGTCCATGTTCCCCAAGGGCGCGTGCTTCCCGTTCGACAATGCGTTCGGCGGCGCAAACGCTGCCAAGGCGCTGCGGGCCTACGCCAACGTGCGGCTGCCGGAGGACGGCACGGGCACGGCCTGGATCGACCCCCTGACGCACGCCCTGCACGTCAAGGGTAAAGGAACGACGATCCACTCGGCCACGTTCGAGTCTAACGAGATGCCTTCGCCGCAGGCTCCGCAAGGTATCCTAGAGTTCTCGCTGGGCGAGCATGTGTCCAAGGACATCGGCAAGCTGCTAATCGAGTTCACAAAGCGCGATGACAACCGCCCCACGTTGAGGCGCGTGTACGCCTTTTTGGCAGACGACGGCGGATGGTTGGGTTCTACGGACAGCAAGAGCGCGATTATGCACAAGGTCCCGTCGCTTCCTGAGATGTTCAGCTTCGACCCGTCGCTCGTGAATATGTTCGACATCACAGGGTACGTCCGGGAGATCAACGATGCCGGCGCTACGTTCCACACGTTCAGGCTCTCGGACGGAACGACCTTCGTCGAGAAGATCTCTGCGGCGGAACGCCCGAATCTGCTTCGCGTCGTGATGCACAATGCCAGCAGGGAGTCGGTTACACTCATGGCTGCCGCTCCGCTTCGTAAGTTAGAGGAGGACATCACTGCTCTTGGCCTCGGGGCGAACGACTCGTTCGGCGGCGTTTTGACGTTCTCTTCGGTTGGCGTGGCGATGATGTCCGGAGGACAGCCGGTCGCCGAGTTCGATGCGTCTGTCGAGCTTCCGCCTGGCGATGAGGTACGATTCTCTCTTCCGATAGTATCGCGCTTCGCCAAGCTGGGCGGCGACTTCACAATGACGGCCGACGGCGAGGTGTCTGTTGGCATCTGCCGTACGCAGTCCACGATCGTTGTCGCTGGGCAGATGACGATCCCGAAACCTGCCGATGCGGCGACAGCACAGTAGTCACAAAACAACAAAAAGGAGAGAACATGAACGTCAAAACTCACATGAAGATGCTCGGCCTCACGGTTTCCGATCGCGTCACAGGGTTTGCAGGTGTCGTATCCTGCGTGTCCTTCGACCTGTACGGCTGTGTGCAGGCCGTCGTCACACCGAAGGCGAACGCCGACGGGAAGCTGGAGGACGGCAAGTGGTTCGACATCACGCGCCTTTATGTCACGAGCAAGATGCCAGTCATGCCCGCGCCGGACTTCGATAAGGGATACATCGCCGAAGGGCGCAAGGGAGCGGCGGAAAAACCTGCCGGGCGGCTGGCGTGACCCCCGTGATCGACGAGATCCTAGCGCCACGCCCGTCTTATGCGGACGGCGGCGCTGGCGAGGCGAATGCGCGTGTCCTTCGGGAGGCGCGCGTCCGCCCGGCCTTCTTCGACACATCGTGTCTGATGTACAGGCTCATGTGGGCGAAGGCTGACGACTACTGCAAGCGCTGCGGTGCGGACACTGGGCGCATCGCCCACGCCGTCGCCGCCGATGTGATGCTGGACGTTGCCGAGGCGTGCCGCAATTTCGCGTGCGCTCCGGTCATGGCGTTTGACAGCAGCCGCAGCCTTCGGCGCGAGCAGTTGTACGCCGATTACAAGGGCAACAGGGGCACGCAGAAGAAGACGGAGAAGGAGGAGCGCGTTGTAGGCTGCAAGGAGGAGATCAAGCGGCTGCTGCGCTGCGTGTACGCTCCAGGCTACAACGTGCAGGGATATTGCGTTCACGGCTACGAGAGCGACGACGTGATCGCGTCGTTCGTGCTCGGCCTGAAGCAGCAGACAGACGGCCACGTCGACGGAAAGCCGAAGTACGACAAGCCCGTCGTGATCGTGTCGAACGACCACGACCTGCACCAGGTAGTGCTGGAGGGCGTGAAGTGGGCGGATGTGACGACGGGCGTTCTGTGCGACGCGGATGATATCGAGAAGCACACGAAGATCGCGATCGCCGATGTGGTGGCCGCGAAGTGCGTGGGCGGGTGCAAGAGCGACAACGTTGGCAACGTTCCGGGATGCGGTGAGAAGACGGTCGCCGAGTTTCTGGCCAACCGGTCGTTCAACGTTAGCGTTCCGAAGGCCCGCGCGGCGCTCAACAGCGATGCAGGCGCAGAGATCCTGCGGCGCAACCTGCGGCTGGTGCGGTTGCCTTACGATGGCGAACCGTCGATGCCGCCCCTGCTGCTGTCGGCGAAGGCGTGGCCCAAGCCGGGCGTTCCGGAGGATATGGCGGCGCTCATGGACTCGAACGGCGTGCCGCGCTCCGCGTGGCCCTCGTTCGCCGACGTGACTCTGCCCCGTGCGGAGGGCGCCGTGCCCGTCTGTGCTTACAATAAAAAGTGAGGTTTTGTAATGGGCATGCACAGGATCACACCATTGAACATCTTTGCCGATATAGAAGCTGCCGATGCTCAATGTGCTATTGAAAGAGTGATCGACCGACTGACCGATGCCGGGTTCACGATTCCGAAAGAGTCGCACTTTGAAGTGCGAGACGGGCGGGCCGTAAGCGGCGAAGACAGCGGTTCTCCGCAGTACGTTTTGTTTACAAAAAAGGAGCACGGGGCATGACGGCGAATGTTCACGCTGCGATTCGTGAGCTGAGCGAGATCTCAACAAAGGATCTGGACGACTGCTCCGTTGAAGAACTGGCGCAGCTTCAATATTGGCTCAACAAGCATCAGGGCGCAATCTTCGTCAAGACAATCGGGCGGTTGGCTGACGAGCGTCGCGCCTTGAAAAGTGAGAAAACGAATGAAACTTAAAAGTGCTAGATTCACGGATGTGCTGAGTCATGTCGACAGCCGGTTCGACTTCGCCGAGCGGCTGACCGTGTTCACGGGCGTAAGCGAAAGCGGCAAGAGCGCCATTGTGCGCGGCTTGAATCAGCACTTCCGCAACCTTCCGGCAGGCATCGACCTGCTGCGTCACGGAGCCAAGCGCGGCGCGTGCAGCGAGGTCGACGTGCTGATCGAGGGCGACGATGGCAAGGAACACAGCATCGTGCGCCGACGCGGCAAGAGCAAGAACGAGTATGAGATCGACGGCCAACCGCTGAACGCGATCGGCCGAGAGGTGCCCGAGGAGGTCGCCACGCTGCTGCGCCTGTCGCCTCACGCCATCCAGTTGCAGGGCGCGCGGCCACCGGCCTCAACTGGCAACTTCCTGCTTTGCGAGACGGACGGGCGCGTCGCGGAGGTTCTCTCGAAGGCCGTGGGCCTCGTGCAGATCGACGCGGCGCTTGCTGAGGTGCGGACGCGTAAGAACGCGAACGACGAGAAGCTGCGTCTTGCGCAAGCGGAGATCGAGCGCGAGGAGGCGGCAGGCGCGAAGTACGCCGGGCTGGACGCGGCGACCGAGGCCGTCATCGACGCGGAATACGCCGAGTCGGCGGCTGTGGACGCGCAGGAGCTGGTAGGCATGCTCGTCTCTATCCGTGATAGGCTGGTCGAGGTGCTTCCGGATCACAGGGAGGCTGTCGATTTTGCCAGTTGCGCAGTCGTAGTCGCTTCGCGTGCCGCAAAGGCGAGCGAGGCGTCGGTTGCTGAGAGAGCCGACCTGTCGCGCATCGCCGACGAGCTGGCGCGGCTGCCGGCTAAAGCGGACACGCTGCGGGCCAAGGACACGATGGTCGATCTGGATATGGCGGTCGTACTGCGCGACGGCGAGCAGGCCGTGCTGGGCCGCATGGCTGCTACACTGGCCGGGCTGACGGCGCTGCCGCGAGACGCGGGCATCGCGCCACGCAGGGCGGCGCTGATGCTGACGCAGGCGCAGGCGGCGCGCGAGAAGCGAGAGATGTCCGAGTCCGAGATCTTCGAGATGGAGAACCTGCACCTGGCTTTGCTTCGCGTCAGCCATGACGAATCCGTGGGCATCCGAGAGGCCGACTGGAGATGCCTTTCCGCCAAGAACGAAACATGCGATCTTGAGTTTTGTGCGCAAGAGTTGGCCGGGATGGAAGCGCTCGTTTTATCGATCGGCAAAACAGAGGTCGACAGGATTTTCTTGGGGAGCGCGGTCGCCGCGCTGAGCGAGGAGATCGAGGAATACAAGCGACTGCATCCGGTGTGCCCCGAATGCGGAGCCGAACAAAAGCACTGGCACGCGAACAAGGGAGAATGACTATGGCGAACCTGAACGAGCTGCAACAGAGGCTGGCGGTGGCCAGCGAGCGCAACCGGCAGAACAACGAGAAGCGCGCGGCGCTGCTTCTGGAGGCGAAGGAGAAATACGGCTGCTCGACTGTCGAGGAGCTGAGCGCCAAGGTCGAGGAGAAGCGCGCCGAGGCCGTGCGGCTCACCGCCGAGGCCGAGGAGGCCAATCGTAAAGCCGAGGCGGCGGTATTGGCCGTCGAGGCTGCCGTGGGGGTGCGGGCGTGAAGATCGAAATAAAGCGGGCCGAGCGCATGACGCTGCAAGCCTTTGCCGAAAAGCACGGACTTACGATGCGCGTGGTCGAGCGCGAAAATCATCCTGATCCGATGATGCGCTATTACGCCAGTTTCAAAGGCGCCGAGACGAAGGACGGTCGCATCCTTTGCGGCGAACACGGAAACGGGGCGTCTCCGGCGCTCGCGGTTGTCCGGTACGCCAAGGAGATCTCCGGCAAGCTGCTCGTGATCGACGCGGATAAGAAGACGCGCTGTGAGATCCGGGTGCCCGAACTCACGTCTGATCCCGAATGGAGGCCCGAATGAGCAAGAAACCGATAGCGGCCTTCGCGGCCGACATCCACTGGATGACGCGGACGCCCGAGTACCGGCGCGAGACGTGTCCGTTCAACGAGGTGATCGGCGCGAAGCTGGTGAAGTTCGCGGGATATCTGCGTAAGCACGGCATCCCCGGCTTCGTGGCCGGCGACACGTTCGACATCAGCCGCAGCTTCAACGACTGGTGGACGCTGCGGGATGTGCTGCGCGAGCACTTCTGGCCGCATGTGCGGCTCTACGTCGTGCCTGGCCAGCACGACCGATTTCACCATAACGCGAATGACCGCATGACCTCGCTGAATGCCCTGTTCGACGAGGCCGGACCGTCGATGAGGAACTTCTCGGGTTCAACCTACGAACTTGACAAAGCTGTCTCTGTTTACGGCGCCGGCTGGGGCGACGTGATACCGCAGCCGAGTCACGACACAAAGTTGTCGGTCCTCGTCACGCACAAGACGCTGTGGCACAACACGCCCGTGTTTCCCGGCCAGACGGAGGGCAATGTGGCGGTGGAAGCCGCGAAGTACAAGGCGCTCGGCTACGACATGGTGTTCTCGGGCGACAACCACAAGGCGTTCGACGTGACGGTCGGCGGCGTCGAGTTCCACAACATCGGCTGCTTCACACGCAGCGACGTGCGCTACAAGGAACAGCAGCCGCGCTTCTGCGTCCTGTTCGACGACATGAGCGTCGAGAACGTCTTCGTCGGCGAGAAGGACGTGTTTGAGCTGGAGCGCTCGGACGCGGACAAGGGCCGGGAGGACAAGAAGGACGAGTTCAGCGAGGCCCTCGCGGGTGGCTTCCAATACGGCGACACGTTCAAGGCCGGGCTGGAGCGCATCGAGAAGGAAGGCAAGTGCGGCGAACTTGTGTTCACCGAAAATCAGAGGAGGCTTCTCCGTGACATCATCAACAGCATCTGAGAAGAAAGAGATAACCTTTCGACAACTCAAGCGGAACTGCTCGCATCTTGATCTCGGGGCATGTGCCAATGCGAGCAATCGAACGACTCGCCCATTCACCTATGGAAAGTGCAAGATCGAGAATTGTCCAATCTGGAGAAGGCTGAAGTGACAACGATGACACCATCTGATCGCTCCGCGCTGAAAGAGAAGATCGCCGCGAGATCCGGCGGCTTCGAGTCGATCTGCTGCGTGTGCAAGCAGCGGCTCACCGAGGAGGATGTCGCAAAGGTGAAGCGCATTTCGGCCTCGCTGAAAACCCTGTCGGTGCAGGCTTTCGGCGCCAAGAGACACTGCACGGGATACACGCTGAAGGATCTGGCGAGAGAACTCGACTCGATCCTTTTCGGGAGAGGTGGGTGATGAAATGAATCGTTTGTTTGACGGAAACATTCTCGCGACCTGCGCCGAGAAACGCGATGATCTTGCAAAGTATCTCGCGAAGGACTTCGTTCCCGATCCCGCTAAGAGGTATCGCTGGTATTTTGGGAAGTACGACGAAGCTAACCCCTTGTGCATCGAATACGATGTGCTGTCAGAGACACGGTGCTTTGAGACGGTAGGCTTTCTCTCGGATGGTCATCGTGTCATTCCGCTGTTCAAGCCGAAGCGCGTGTGTAAGACGGCGATCAAGAAGTTCGCGCACCGGTCTCCTGTGGCGGCGCTCTATTCGCTTTATTACAAACAGCGCATGATCGCCCGCATCCGCATGAACGAGCACGAACGAGCCAAAGCGCGTGGTGACAGTGCTCATGACGCGCTTGAGAAGGCCGGAGTGCTTCTGAAGTTCAACGGAGTGTTGACAGACATCCCGGAATACAGCATAGGCGGCAGACCATGAGCGACACAACCGATGACATGGAGATGTGGAGCGGCCTTTACGATTCGTACTGGGCGGACGACGAGGAGCCGCTTTTCGACGGCGCGTACGCTGCGGAGGGCAGGCTGTATAGCGACCGCCCTTGCGGACCGGGCGAGTGTCCCGAGTGCGGTGCGAAGACGAGGCTGGTTACGACAGGCCCGCACGGGCCATTCTACGGGTGTGTGAAGTTTCCGGCGTGTCGCGGATCGCGGCAGCCGGGTGAGGAATTCGAGCAGAAAGGAATCATTCATGCAGACAGAATCAAGCTGCCCTATTGCAAGCGTGGCAAGCCTTCGCCAGCGCCGAGACGCTCTCTTCTCTCAAAGATTGCTGGTGCGTTCAAGGCTGGAAGAGGCGCGCGTGAAGCTGGACGCGGCGCGCGCCGTGCAGACTGACATCGACGCGGTGCAGAAGACAGTGCAGTACGTCGCGGCGCGCGTGCAGAGCGGCTTCGGCAACTACGTAGGCGCGATCGTCACCAAGGCGATGCACCACGTCTTCCACGACCGGCGCAAGGACGCCTTCGTCGTGCGCTTCCGGGAGAACCGGGGCAAGACGGAGTGCGAGCTGCTGCTGCGCACGGAGGCTGGCGACGAGGCCCATCCTTTCGACTGCGCCGGTGGCGGCCTGTGGGACACGCTCAGCTTCGCGCTGCGGCCCTGCGTTGTCGTTATCGAGCAGCCTGCGCCCTCGCGCGTCCTTGTGCTGGACGAGCCGTTCCGCAACCTACACGGCTCTGCGGGCCGCAGGCGTGCGCTGCGCATGCTGTACAACACATGCGTCGCTCTCGACATCCAGGCCGTCGTCGTCCACCAGAGCGACATCGGCGACGCCTCCGCGACGGACGAGAGTCTCGACGTGATTGCCGGCGAGCCCGGCGTCATCGTGTACGAGGTGCGCAAGATCGGTTATGAAAAGAGCGAGGTGGTGAGGGTATGAGGAAACGCTATTGTTGGAAGGTGCTGCTCGACGGTGGCGTGCTGGTCGAGCCGGGCGAGATCGGCAACGCGGAAGAGGGCAAGGAGCCCTTCAACGGGTACAAAGGCAGCTTCCCGAATGAGAGCGAGGCGCATGCGAGGTTCCACCAGCTCATCAAAAATTACGAACACGATTTTGCGTGGAACTGGCAGTTCGTGCTCGTCGAATTCTACGAGAAGGGCTGAAGACATGAGCAAAATTGAATTCACAATAGGGACACCGAGTGAAATCGGGACATACGCGGTTGTGCGGTATCGCCGGGCATACGAAAATATGGCGCGTATCTTTGAAGAGCGCAGATTCATGTTTTGGAGCGGCAACGAGTGGTCTTATCCCTTTTCCGGAATGAAGGTTTGCCCAGCACCCGATGATGTGTTTGCATTTGTTGGCCCTCTCGAAGAAGAGAACGATTTGTGCACACGAGTTTCAATTATGGAGTAGTTCAATGCGTGTTGTTGTTTTGTGCGAGTGTTCTGGCGTAGTTCGAGAGGCTTTCCGCGCCCTCGGTCACGACGCTTGGAGCTGCGATCTACAAGCTGCGGACGACGGCAGCCCGTATCACTATAAGGCCGACGCGTTGGAAGTGGCAAAGGCCGCCTGGGACCTGGCGATCTGCCATCCGCCGTGTACCCATATCGCGGTGAGTGGCGCGGCTTGGTTCAAAGAGAAGATCGCAGACGGGCGGCAGCAGGCCGGTATCGACTTCTTCATGGCGTTCACGCGGCTCGACCACATTCCGCGCGTGGCCATCGAGAACCCGGTCTGCATCATGTCGCGGCTTTGGCGCAAGCCCGACCAGATCATCCAGCCGTATGAGCACGGGTGCCCGGAGTCGAAGAAGACGTGCCTGTGGCTCAAGGGCTTGCCGAAGATCGTGCCGACGGCGATCTGCCAACCGATATTTCAACAGAATTCTGACGGAACCGACTATCGTGATGGCAATGGGCACAGATATTCGCAAACTCACTATTCCCCAAGCAAGAAAACTTTGTTTCGCTGGGCCGACCAGACGGCGAGTGGGCAGAACCGCTTGCCGCCGTCGTCCGACCGGTCGAAGATCCGTTCGAGAACGTACGAGGGCATCGCGAAAGCTTTCGCCGCCCAGTGGTCTGTGCCATACTTTCTCCAACAGGAGATTTTCTGATGACACTCAAAGAAAGTCAGGCTCGTTTTGGTACGCTAACAATCCTCGCGGCAAGGCACGATAAGCTCGATCTAGCGGCCGGCTACCTGCGCTATGAGGCTCTGCGCAAGCTGGATTGGTTCGCGTTCAAAGATCTCTGCGCGCGCAATATTCGCGGTGAGAACTTCGACGATATGGTGGACGAGCTGGTCCTGAAAGGCAAGCCATGAGCGATCATTGTAAGTGCCGCCTCTGCAACCCGATGCCCGGAAGGGAAGCGCATCCGGTTTACGGATACGACATCACCCCGTACTGGGTCAAGCTTGCGGTGATCGCCCGCGACAAGCACATCTGCCAGATCTGCGGCACGGACATCCGCGCCAATTATCTCGCGTGGCGCCGCACGAGGCCGGTCGCCGGCTTCGGATACACACAAGAGCAGTGGAAGGCGTGGTGGGCGGGTAGAGAGACGACGCGCGAGGAGCACGACCACATCGTGCCGTTCTGCGAGGGCGGGGCGACGGTGCTCGAGAACATGAGGACCCTTTGCAACGCGTGCCACAAAACGCGCACGGCGGAATGGCGCAAGGCCAGGAAGGAGAAGAAGGCGTGACGATAACGAATATTGTTCCGTGTGTTTGGTGCGGCTTTCCGCTGCACAGCTTTGACGACGGCAAAGGCACACCGAAGAAATATTGTGATCGAGTGTGCCGAAACGCGGCGAAGAAGGCAAGACGGGCGTTGTTGCCTATGAAAAAGGACAGGCGTACATGAAAGACGCGACGGTCGCGGAGGTGGTGGAGACGTTCAAGAAGCGCTTCGGCGAGCTGAGCGAGGACGCGCGGCGCACGTTCAAGCAGCGCTTCATCGTCCACGATTATGAGACGTTCCCGGACGACACGCACCTGACAATGCTGGACGTGGCGACCGGCCACGTCTGGAGCGTGTGGGGCTGCGACGAGATCCGCCGCGTGCTGCGGCAGGTCTTTCTGCGCGACATGAGCGTTGTGGCCGTTGGCTTCAACAACAAGAACTTCGACAACAAACTGACGGACGCGATCCTGGCCGGCGCGGACGAGGCGGCTGTAAAGCGGCTTTCCGACGAGCTGGTCAACGCTGTCGGTCAACTTGACCTGCCCTGGCGCAGCGGCGAGCGTGGACGCAAGCCTGAGTGGACGGGGCGCACGTTCGACATCGGCTTCGACATCGGCCAGAAGAAGATCGGCGTGCCTCCGAACGAGCGCAAGATACCCGAGTGCGGCCTGAAGCGCTGGGAGCGTCTGAACGGATACAACATCATGCGCAGCTCGGTTCCGTTCGACAGGCGGCACCTTAGCAAGGGTGAGCGCTCTGAGGTGTCGAAGTATTGTCTGTACGACTGCTGCGCTACTGCGCTGCTGTTGCTATCGGGCGAAGGCTGGGACCCGTGCCTGAACGCACGCCGCGTTCTTGTGGACGACTACGGCGACAAGGGCGTCGATTGGGAGATGACGAAGCCACGCATCACCGCGATCGTGCTAAACGCCAAGGAGGAGAATTTCGCCGTACCGGAGGACTGGGAGAGCCAGCGGTACGTCGTTCCGAAGGAGATCCGGATCTGGAAGCACCGCGACATCCTAAAGGCGTACAGCGAGAAGACGCTCGGGCAGTTGCGTGCCATGTCCAGCCGCAAGACGGGCGGCACGGGCGTCGTGCTGAAGAAGGTCTGCGGCATACCGCACGTCTACGGTATCGGCGGCGTCCACGGCTGCCCTCCCGGCGTGTGGTCGCTGAAGGGCGGTGGCATCTGGTCGTTGGACGCTGCGTCGCTGTATCCCAACATCATGCGCCATTACAACTTCCTGTCCCGCCGCGTGATCGGTTACGATAGGACGCTATTTGGCAACCTGATCGACCTGCGCACGAAGGTTTACAAGCCGCGCGGCGACAAGCGGGCCGAGGGGCTGAAGCTGTGCCTCAACGGCAGCTTCGGCAGCATGGGCTTCGACAAGAGCGAGATGTACGATCCGTACAACTTCTGCGGCGTCACGATCACGGGCCAGTTGCTCATGACCGACCTGCTGGAGAAGCTGGAGCGGCACATCGAGTTGGTACAGTCGAACACGGACGGAATCTTCTTCCGGCTGCTGAGCCGCACAGACGAGTCGATGGCGCAGATCCGCGAGATTGTAGCGGCCTTCGAGAAGCGCACTCGGTTGGAGATGGAATGGACGGAGTTCGAGCAGATGTACCAGAAGGACATATCGAACTACGTGGCGCGGGAGATGCCCAAGCCGGGCAAGCCCGTAGGATCTGGCAAACTCAAAAAGAAAGGCACCTGGTACAATCTCAAGCACTGCACAGTCGTTCCATATCTTTACGAGTCTCGGGTGTACGCTGCACTCAATGACGGGCGCGTGATGCCCACGGACGGACTCACGATCGACAGCTTCGCGCTAGAGCTGAAGCGCGATAAGAACAGCGAGTGCTTCAGTGTAAACGGAAAGGAGGACCGGCGCGAGTGGCTCGACGTGGTTCCGGTCGCGCCGAACTCGAAGAAGGCGAGCGATATTGAGATCGTGTGCAAGGACGACGGCAAGATGGACGACGGGCTCTTCGGTGACATGTCTGACGATCTGTCGTTCCGCAAGCGCCGCAAGGCGACCGGCTGTCCGCAGTTCGCGGCGCTGGCTGAAAAGGTGAAAGTCGAGGACATCGACCTGAAATGGTACGCGACTGACAAGATCGCGAAGAAGGTGGTTGAAGAGGACGATTCGGACGACCTGTTCGATTAAGGAGGGCGACATGGAACGACAGAGGGAAATGTTGAAGACGGATTATGCGAGACAGGTAATGCTGCTCAAAATGGATCTTCACCGTGTGAAGTCCGCGCACATCAGGTTCGTGGAGCAGTACCGCAGGGAGCGGGACGTGCTTCGGAAGGCTGTCGCGACGGCGGAGGCCGAAGCTGAAAAGCTTCGTCGCAAGGAGAAGGTCATGATGGTGGCCGATTTTCTTGCCGGCGTGCTAGTGACTGCAATCGTCTTTTTCGTGCTGATTTACGGCGCGTGAACGATGCGGATTCGGATATAATGAGTGTGAGAGGCGGCGGGTGCCGCTTCTCCAGAATGAAACAGACAACCGGCAACGCCCGATGCGGGGCAAAATGCCGATACGGAGTTACACAGATGAAGAAGACATACGGAGTAGCGAACGTAAACCAGACGGATTACGTGAAGAGTGCTGGCGAGCAGGGTAGCAGCAGCGCCGTCGAGCGCCCCCTCGTCAAGTTCGACGGGGAGTTCAACCCGAGGCTGATCGCGGGCGAGTTCAGCCTGCCGCTGGCCAAGGAGACGCAGGAGGCAACGCTGGAGGTGGCGCACCGCATCCTGGGTATCCTCGTGACGAAGGATCTGCTCGCTCACCTGCCGAGCACGGTGACGGGCGAGCACATCGGCAACCTGCTGCCGTTCTACCCGTTCAGCTACCACAAGCGGTTCGGGTTCACCTACACCGACCGCGTGTGTCCCGCCTCGACCCGCACGGGCCGCTGCGCGGTGTGCGACGGGCGCATGGAGCTGTTCAAGAGCGAGGCTTACAAGAGCGGCTCGGTCACGAAGGACGACATCATGAAGCAGACGGGCTTCGGCACCAAGCAGACTGCGCTCGTGATCAGTCGCGTGTACTTCAACGGCGAGGATCTCGGCATCCGCTGCTGGACGACGGCGCTGACGAATGAGCAGGCGTCGAATGCCAAGCATGACAACTTCTTCGATATGGTCGCACAGCTCGCGACGCCGAAGAAGCTGCTGGCCGGCGAGGTGTTGCCGAGCGACTACTACAGCAACGGGGACGGCGCGCGCTGGCTCGTGGCTGAGTACGTCCGCGCCACCTATCAGGACGAGGGCGGCGGCGACGCGAAGTCGAAGCGTGCCCCCGCGCCGTACTGGAAGCTCTCGAAGATCACGCCGATGAAGGCGATCGAGGGTGTCGGCAAGGCCAGCGACATCTGGTGGCCTGAGCTGGGCAAGGGCAAGGACGCTAAGGACGGCACGGAGCTGGTCGACGTGTACGCGCTCGTCAACCACTCGCCCGCCGAGGAGCTGGCCGCAGCGACCCGCGAGCGCGTCGACGCGATCCTCAACCCCCGCAAGCAGGCGCCCGCAGGCCAGCAGACCGGGCAGCCGCCCAAGGCGGACACGCAGCCGGTGCGTTACGAGGATGTGTCGAACCTCGAAGCCCCGTCATGGGAAGACCTGCTTGCGATGGAAGTCGACGAGCTGGTCAAGTACGGCGCGGCCAAGGGCGGATCGGCGCACGATCTGTCGCTGACCGGCGCGGCCAACATCGCAGCCCTTCGTCGCTGCGTCGCCTCCCTGTGGAAGGTGACACCGCAGGCCGTGCGCCAGCCCGCCAACGAGCCGACGGCGGACGACGAACGCCTGCCGTTCTAATCTGAGCGGCAACAGAACAACGGCGGCGCGCGGGTCAATCGGCTCGCGCGCCGCCCCATCCAAAAAGGAGACATCATGAACAGTTTCGAGGAATTCATCGACTTTCTTGCGTCGAAGGGCGTCAAGAGCTTCCACATCGAATTGCAGGCGAGAGAGCTGAGCGAGACTCAGGAACGCCTCATCGAGCGCAAGGCGCGCGAGTTCGCCAGCAAGCACGACGTTCCGGAGCCCATCGAGCAGGAAACGAATCGGTTGGCGAGGTTGACCGCAATCGCGAAAGAAGAGGGTGTCGCCATCATCACCGCCGCGCAAAAGGTGCAGGAGCCCGTCGTCAAGATCGAGCCGAATCTTCCGACGCAGCGTATCGTACCGCTTGTCGTCGTGGAACCGGAGAAGACACCGGAGCCCATCAAGGATGATCCCAAGGTGCCCGAGCAACCGAAGGTAGAGCCGAAGATGGAGAAGAAGGCCGAGTCTGTCTCGCCTGTTCCCGCCTCGATCGCTGGCATCCCGCAGAAGGAGCTGTATGCTGCGTTCTGCAAGGTCGTGGAGAACGACGACGGCACGGTCACGAAGGCCGACCGCGACGCGATGATCCTACGCATGCGCAGAGATGATCTGCTGCGGCTCAACAACGATTTCCAGCTCGGCCTGGATACGGACAAACCGGATGACGCGATCGCCAACGAGGCGCTCTCGTGCTTCCCGTAAGGAGGGCACATGATCGATTTCCATCTGATTCTTGAAAAGCAAAAGCTGGCCAAGGCTGTCGACGCCTTCGCTGCCGAGATGAAGCGCGTTCTCATCGAGCGCGCCGTCGCCGGCAAGCGCGGCTGGGACAAGGACGTTCCGGCCGACCATCATATCGCGAATGAGTTGTTCGTTGACGCGTCCTGCCTCCGCATGGACATGTTCGAGTCGGAGTACACCCCCGACGACGACAATGAGCGGATAATCGACATCGCCAACCGGGCGATGATCCTGTGGGCGCGGCACAACAGCATCGAGAAACAAACCAAGGGAGAATGATTATGGCTGAGAAAGAACAGGCGTCGCTTTACCGGCGCTGGAACCCGACGAAGCTGTCGGACGTGTGCGGAAACCCGATCGCAAAGGCCAAGTGCCAGACGCTGATCGACACGCAGCCGAGCCGGCGTCCCGGCTTCATGCTGCTGACCGGCCCGACCGGCAGCGGCAAGAGCACGCTCGTCCATATCCTGATGGAGGCGTTCGGCTGCGGCGATATCCGCGTGTTCAATAGCCGTGAGTGCGGCAAGATCGACTTCGTGACCGAGTTCCTCACGACGGAGCTGACGGCCTCGTCGCTGATGAGCAACAGCCGCGCCTTCATCTTCGAGGAGGCGCACAACATCACGACGGCGGCGCAGGAGATGTTCATGGAGCCCCTCGAAAAGGGCATTCCCGCGAACACCTACGTCTGCTTCGTGACGAACTCGCCCGAGAAGCTGACTGGCGGCAAGGGGGCGCTGCTGACGCGGCCCTTCCGCATCGACACGATGGACGTGCGGCCCGAGGACATGCTGGCGCGGCTGACGCTTATCAACGAGCAGGAGCCCCTCGGTCTGTCGAAGGAGGAGGTTGCGATCTGCGGCCAGAACTCCCGACGCTGCGTGCGCGTCGCCATCAACAACATGGCCCGGCTGGCCTCACTGCCGATCGACCTGCGCGCCCAGGAGATCGACCGTATCAAGGTCGACTGCCAGACGATGAGCGAGGACTTCACACCGAACCTGAAGGATCTGGCAACCGCCGTGGAGAGCCGCGACTTCGACCGCGTGGCCGGCGTGCTGCGCAAGCTGAAGGAGGACGGCGAAGATGCAGAGGGGCTGCGGCGCGGCCTGCTCGCTTGGTTCGGCGGCACGCTCATCAGCGACAAGGCGCCCTGCAAGCCGAAGCGCGCGTTCTCGCTCACGGTGATCGACGCGCTGCGGGACAACTACTACAACACGGGATTCCACGGCCTTAGCGGGGATCTGGCGCATCTCGCGCCGAAGGGGATCTGATTATGAGCATCCTCACTTGGTTGGACGGCGGAGAGAAGCGTCCGGTTCTGTATGTGAGTTGCAAGAATGGAAAATTAGACAGTGTTCTGTATCACAAGGCCGGTGTGCGCTGGACGGCGCAAGCTGCCCCGCACGAAGACCGGTTGGAGATTGCGCACGGCGAAGAAGCCACGGGCGAACAACACAAGGTGACGACTATGAAAGAAGCGAGAGAGACGGCGGCGAGACTCATCGCAGAGCCGCCGATCACGAGGACCAAGTCGACCGGCTGGATCTGTCCCGTGTGCGGCACGGTGATGGGGCCGAACGTGAAGACCTGCCAGTTGTGCAGCGTCCGCACGATCATGATTCCGGGCGTTCCGGAAGTTCGGTAAACAACTCTGGCGCGGGAATGGCCCGCGTTCGGATATAATGCACAAGGAGACGAACATGAACGATGCAACAGTTGGAGTGAAGCCCGGACCGACCAAGCTGGCGCTGGACTTTTCCGCGCAGGAATGCACCTGCCAGAACATCACGAAGGCTGGCGACGATCTCGTCCAGCTTTACCAGCAGGAGAACGACTACCTCGCCGAGGTCAGGGTTGCGCTGGGCAAGGCCGAGGCGGATGTGGAGATGTCAATCCACGTCCAAGGGCTGAAGATGACCGGGCTCGCGGGATACATCGCGGCGGCCGTCGCGGCCGACAGCAACGTCAACGCGCTGCGCCTGAAGGAGGCTAAGCTGACCGCCCGTGTCACTGGCATCAAGGCGTCGCTCGAAAACGTCGACCGCGCGTACGGCCTGTTCAAGACGTGGATGCAGGGCCAGCGGCCCATCGGCCTCAACGAGCGTTAAACAGCTAAAGACCCCTGCGCGGTTGAGGGATTGTCTGCCCTCGCCTTTCCGGAGTACAGCCCGCGCATGGGTCTCTTTTCCAAACAAGAACGACAGCCGGATAGACGGCAACGATTTACGGGGGCGTCAGGTTTCGACGCCGGTTTCGATTACGTTGATGCGTGCCGTGGTAGCCTAGATGGCCACGTAAAAATCAAGGCAAAACTTCAAAGGCCATGCCTGAGAAAATCGCGGCCTAATCGCCGCTATAGTTCCCGCTGCACCCTGAGCGGCGGTGAACCGAATCATCGAAAGGGAACGTGACGGTTGCCCGTAGACCAAGGAACGGGATGGTGGAAGGCTCGGAGTTGTTGCCGGGTCGCTCTCGGTTGCCCGACCTAATCGGGACACGCGCGTAGCTTCAACGTATAGCAATCGGCGGACGGGGGTTCAATTCCCCCCGCCTCCACCATTGCGCTGTGATGTAATGGCAGCATACGGGGCTTTGATCCCCGGTGAGAAGGTTCGAGTCCTTCCGGCGCAGCCATTAGCAAAAGGATGACGAACATGCAGGAAAAGTGTAGCGGTTCCACGCGGAAGCCGACTGCCGAAGACGCAGAACAGTTTGTGCGGGCGACATTCGGCGCGTCGTTTGCGATTATGCAGGAGATGTTTCTGACAGGATCGGTGGCGTTCGATGAGGCCGGTGAGGACAGCGACATCGATCTCGCGGTGTCAGTCATGTTTCGCCAGGATGTCGAGAGCTATCTCGAAGCGGCCTGCGTACACATCGACCGCAGCGATTACAATAGCGGGGTACACGCGGACGTTAAATTCGGAGGCGATACGCTGCGCGTCAACTTCGTCTTTCTGCATCCGCTGGACTATGCTGTCTGGCGCAGGGCTGGAGAGATTTACAAGTCTCTGCCGCATCAGTGCTGGCGTCAGCAGCGGCACGCGATGTTCCAGACGATCGTGGCGATGGTCAAAACATCCTTCGCGCTTGCTGGGGTCGAAGTGACCAGAGACAACTATACTGTGTTGAGCGCTCCGGTACCAATTCCTGTGATTGTGCCGAAAGCACAGCCGACGACCTATAAGGCTGGCGACGTTCCCTTTTAAGGAGAATCATGAAAAGCTATGAGCAGCACTGGCAAGAACTTCTGGCGCTGTCCGAGAATGCACAGCGCGAAGGTCGCTGCATCGTAACGGCGACCCAGCCGAGAGATCCGTCCAAGGTGTTGCGGCGCGACATCCGCCATTGCGGACCGTGCCTGATCGATTACGTTCAAAAAGTTGGAGAATAGACTATGGCAAAGAGAAAGACCAACGCGATCGACGCCGAGAGCGTCATGGAGATCGCGACCGCCGCTCCTGGGCTCATTATCCCGAGCGGCTCGACGCTTCTCGACCTCGCGTGTACCGACACAACGGACGGCTTCTGCCGCGCTGGACAGGGCGTCAACAGCATCGGCGACAGGAACGCCGGCAAGACGATGCAGGCGATCGCGTCGATGGCCGAGACGTTCAAGCGCTACGGCAATCACTTCGATTACAAGCTGCTGGATGCGGAGAACGCCTACTGTTTCAACACGGCGGCGCTGTTCGGTAAGAAGTTCGCTGCTGCGCTTGAGATCATCCCGATCCCGTACGACAAGGAATGGTCGACACAAAACCTGGCGCTCAAGATGCTCGCGTGGATGGAGAAGAAGCCGCAGTTCTTCGTGATCGACAGCATGGACACGCTCATCGCCGAGCAGGAGTACGCTAACGATGCGAAGGGCGACAGCGGCGGCGCGCTTGCGCTGCGGGCCGTGGCGAACAAGTACCTTCTGCGCCGCCTCGCGGGCAACCTGCCGATGAACGGCTCTTTCCTAATCTACCTGTCGCAGGCTGCCGAGGCTATTGGCAAGGGCGCCATGTTCGCACCGAAGATCCGTGGCGGCGGCAAGGCGCTCGGCTTCTTCGCCTTCATCGAAATGTGGCTCAGCAAGGGCGGGCAGATCAAGGAGGGCACTGTGAAGGTCGGCGACTGGACGATCGCGAAGATTGCCCGCAGCAAGGCCAACGGTAAGGCCCGCGAAGTCTGGTTCCCCATCATGCCCGCCTACGGCATCGACGACACCCGCGCCAACCTCGACTGGCTCTGGTCCGAGGGCGTCATCAAGCCTGATCCGCCGCCGAAGGACGAAAAGGCGAAGAAGGTCTACGGCACCGTGGACGGAAAAAAGAAGGACGAGGAGGAAGAGAAGGAAGAGGAGGGCGGCAGAAAGAAAAAGATAGTGCCGCAAGGCTACGACCTGCGCAAGATCGGTATCGAGTACGTCGGCAAGGACGCGGCGCTGTTCGTCGAGACGAACGGGCTGATCGCCAAGGTTGTCGAGGCCGTCAAGGCCCGCTGGGACGCGAACGAGAAGCTGCTCGTGGACAAGACCTTCGGTGGTCGTCCGTCGAGATACGAATAGGAGACCACAATGTTAAGTTCGACAATGATGGAGGAAAGCCAGATACACGGTACGCTCGAAAATCTTCTGGACGCGATCGACGCGCTCAGACCTTTTGCGAATAGCGCCACAGACGACGCCAGCAGAGGCGTCGAATGGAGTCGCGTTCTGATGCTGTCGGAGCTTGTCCGAGCACAAAATGGTGTGTGTCGCTCGCCGGATTGCACAGGCCGCTTTGAGAAGTGGCTTGTCGAAAGGCATCGCCAACACCTCTGCGTCTGGCAGAAGACGGTCGTTCGGCTGATCTACTCGATGGCGCCGCGTACGGGCAAGTCGTGGCTTATCAATCGGCTGCACGAGTTTGAAAACGGGAAGTGAAGGGAACTCAAAATGACCATTGAACAAATCAGGGCAAACGGAGCGCGCTTCGCGCTGAACGAGATCACAGGACAGATGCTGGAGATGTTCGCGGACGGCAAGCAGGACAGGACGCTGATCGCCGGAGACACGGATTCGCCGAAAGCTATGCTCTCTCTTCTGTTCGACTCTGGCCATATCGACACAAACTGGAGCCCTCTGCCGAACTGTGAAGCAAGGACTCGATACGAACGCTCACTTCATCCGGAAGACGGCGGGTTGCTCTATCGGCACAGCATCTGCGGCTGCATCGACTGCAAACGCCTTTGATCCTCGGGAACGACATGACAAAATCAAACGGGATTATCGAGACGGCGCTGCGCTCCGGCAGCCGCGCCAAGCATTTTGCGTCGAAGATCACCGACCTCTGCGCCTCACTACCTCAAAACGCCAGCGAGATGTCGGACTCGCAGCGCTCGGATCTGCTGCGGCTGGCCTCGGTGTGCCGGTCCAGCAGAGCCGTGGCGCAGGCGATCGCGCCGGGCGACCCGCAGCCGTGTGCGGACGGGCTGCCGGAGTTCGCCGACCTGTTCTGCTCGACCTACTACCCCGTCATGGAGGATGGGAAGCGCACGGTCGGCTTCTGGTCGGTCAAGGACGCGGCCACGCTTGCGCCTGCCGACGTACACGAATGGGTGCGCGGCACGAGGACGGATAAAAAGACGGGCAAGACAGAGGCCATGCCGGTGCCGTTCGGGACGTGGTGGTCGACGCACCGCCCGGACTACGACCTCTACGGGGTCGCCTCCGACCGCGCCATGTGGGCGGACAAGATCATCGACGTGATGGGCCGCAAGAGCGTCAACTGCGCCTACGGCAGACCGCCGGTTATCGCCGAGAAGCCGACCAAGTACGGCAGCGGCGTGGACGCCGAAGCGATCCTGGACGAGGTCCTGGCACGCACGATCACGGACGGCGATCCAGAGAACGCCCTGCGCAAGCAGCAGGCGTTTGTGCTGGACGCCGGAGCGCACCTGCTGGCGCTGCGCGACTTCGGCAGCTTCCGCTGCCTCAAGCTTTTCTGCTTCACGTCGACGAACGGCGGGCAGGGTACGGGCAAGTCGCTGCTGCATGAGTCACTGGCGGCGCTGGTGCCGAGGGATGCCGTCGTAACGGTGCCGACCACGGCCCTTGCCGGCGGCAACCTGCTGCCCCTGTACGAGTCGTCCGTCTGCGTGCTCACCGAGGCGCTGTCCTCAGCGAGCGAGCGGTACACTGCGGAGGACGTGAAGGCGTTCGCCGACGCGGGATGGAAGACCGCCGAGGAGAAGTATGTCGCGAAGCGCTCTGTCCGTGACAACTCGCTGAAGCTGCTGTCGTCCAACCATCTTTCGCCGCTGCCGATCGACAGTCCGCGCTCGCGTCGCGTTGAGTTCTTCGTCGCTGCGGAAGTGAGCGACGGAGGCACGTCGCTGCGCAAGATGCTGGATGGCGTGCAGGAGCGCACCGGCTGGACGATGGGCGAGCTTCGCACCTGCGTCGGCTGGGCGCTTCTGGTGCGCGCTCAGCGCTATCTGGACGAGGGTTGGCGGCCCGTGGCCGTGGCCCGGCGCACGATCGACGCGCAGCATCTCCTGTCGCCCGCCGATCACGATTACTTCGTGGTCAACAGCGGGGCGGCAGGCGGGCTGCTGTACAGCGACTATCGCGACTACCGGACGGACAAGGGCTTCTCCTGGTCCCCGGACGCGTACCGGTTCAAGGCGATCGCCGAGATGAGCACGGCCCGCGAGGAGTGGGTCGAGCCGCTTTCGGCAGATCCGATTCCGCCGCCCCCGGTGTGTGATCCTTCTCCGGACGACACGGAGCCGCCCACTGAGGACACGGATGAGGAAACGGCAGAGCCTGTGGCCGAAGCGCCCGTTGAGTCAGGGCTCGCGATGCAGTACAAGCCGCGTATGCGGGCATTCTATGTTGAGCGCGAGCGCATGGGCGTGGCGGCGCTGTGGGCGTACATTACTGGCGACGAGGCGCTGAAGAAGTCGACGGAGGCCGTGCGGGCCGGCAAGGCGGACAAGCGCCTGTGCCTGCGGCAGATATTCCCAGGCACGAAGTTCGACCGTTTCAGCCGCGTCGAGAATATCGTCGGATACACGGGTCTCACGCACGTCGACTTCGACCACATCGCCGAGCAGGGCAACGGGCTGACGCCTGCGCAGGTGCGCGACGCGCTGGCCGAGATGCCCGGCTTCGTAATCGGCGCGCTGTCATCCCGTGGCGACGGCGCATGGGCAATCTTCAACGCCGGCGACGGCATAAAGGACTATGACACGTATCAGGCGGCGAACCGCACAATACGGACGGCCTGCGAGGAGCGCCTCTGCATGCCGAGCGACGACGGCACGCGGCTGCCGACTGTCGGGCGCACGCTGGCGTATGATCCGGACTGCCGGGTCACAGACGAGGCGCTGGGCGGCGTGCTGCCCGCTCCGTTCGAGTGGAAGGCGCCGACGTTCGCCGTGAGCCGCGCGAGCCTGAAGCCGTGCGAGCAGCGGGAAAATACCGCCGACGAGCAGATCCGCAACGAGCGGTTTATGGAAGTGGTCGTTGACAAGTCATGCGAGCGCATCCAGAACGCCGAGAACAACACGCGGCACAACACGGCGGTCAAGGCCGTCGCCAACGTGGTGCTCTCGTGCCAGGAGCGCGGCGTGCAGCCGCTGTCCTCATGGGGTCGCCGACTGCGCGATGCGTGCATGTCGTGCGGGCTGGACGTTGCCGAGACGAACGGCATCATGTCGTACTGGAGACAGAAGACCGGCCTGGCCGGATAAAGGGGAAAATGAAGAAACCAACTTCGGTTTTCGACAAGTGCGTAAAGGTGGACTGGGCGGCTTTGTGGCGATCAATCGGCACGGGGACCGATCACGTTGTGGAGTGCGACGACCGCGAAAGCATCTTGACCCTCATCGCAGATAACCAAGGAGATCTGCACATGGATATGGTCAAGCATCCGATGGCAGATGCGTGCGGTGGAGGTTTCGGCTCACCAACTTTTAGGGCGCGCACCTTTGCCGGTGGAGGGAACCACGAGCGAGTCAGAATCGCGCTGGCCCTATTGGCGTTGGCCATAGTTGAAGACGTGGAGAACATCGAGGTGGCGAAGTGAGCGGAACTTACATCGCCTTCGATCCGGGCAACGCCCATGGTGATCGTGTGGTTGGGATAGTCGTATCGATGGACAAGAAATTCATCATGACGGTTCATGATGAATTCGAGACAAAACGGTTTGAAAAGGAGGATGGAATGAGCGAGAGCGTAGTGAGGATGAGGAAGTACGTCGACGAAGAGCGCAACGTGTACGGCGTCGAGAAGTCCGCTCGCAATGGGAAGTGGGTCGTTATCAGGACCAACGAGGGCGGCAACCGCAAGGCGGCGAAGCAGTTCGCCATCGCCGGCAACCCTGTCGCGGTGCAGCGGCTGCTGGACAGCGTGGCCGGAACGAACGGATGGAAGGAAGTGCCGGAGTGAAAGACCTACCTGAAGATCCGCCGGTATGGACGCCGCCTCCCGAGCGGTGGTTTGACCGTCACGAGGCTTGCGCGGCGGACGCGCCCCTGTTAGAGCTGACGAAGACGCTCTCGGCCATGTGGCTCACGCTGCACGACCGCATGCGGCTGCCGCTGCCCACAGCGGCGCACAAATTCACAATGCCGGATCAGGAGATGCTGCGCAAGCTAATCGCTAAACATGGCCCGGCGACGATGCTCATCTGGCGTGCGGCATGCGATCGTGTGCCAACGGAAGTTGCGCCGGAAAAACTGTTCCGCGATATTTTGGCCGTGAAAGGTCTTTACGATGAGTGACGAAACGGTTTCCGTGACAGACCCGGCCGACATCGAGGCGGATCTGGCCCGCTCGGCTTGGCACGACAAGAGCTTCGCCGCTTGGTTCGCCCCATTCGCCACCAAGGTCGTCCTGTTTAACGGCATCGCTGGCGAGGACTTCTTCCGCGAATGCGGCGAGTTCGCCAAAGCGCACAAGGCAGCGCCGGCCGAGAGCGGCGACGGTGCCGCCGAGGTGCTGAAGTCGGCAGCGGCGCGTTCATGGTTCCGCTCTCTGGAGTTTCCGGGGCTGCCGGGAGGCCGTACGCACAAGCCTACATCGTGGCAAACGGAGAAGGCCCGTAAGTATCTCGCAAGCCGGCATAACACGCTGTTGGCCGAGCAGCTCGCCGACGCGGAGCGGATACGGGCAACCGGTGACGCCGAGCGTGCCAACCGGATCGCGGCGAAGGCGCGCAAAGAGTTCTCATCGTTCAGCGACGCGGCGATCGAGTGCAAGGATGCGCTGGAGGACGAGGACGCGATCCTCGCGCTCGCCGAGTCGACGCCCCCGCTTTTCCTTCTGGATGGCGAGGTCGGCAGGCTTTTGAACCGCCGATTGAAGCCGGGCGGCTTCGGCGTCATTCTGGCTGATCAGAAGATCGGCAAGACGACCGGACTCATGACGGTCGCCATCGCCGCCGCCAGACACGAGCCGACCCTGTTCATCGGCACGGGCGACGAGGACAAGGAAGAGCTGAACGGGCGCGTGGCGACGAACCTGACGTGCCGGGCGGTCGAGCCCGAGTACGCCGGGCCTTTCGCCGTGCCGGTTCCCGACTGCGCACACAACGCCAATGGCACATGTCCGATCGGGCAGTCCGGCGTCCCACGGCAAGTCAAGGACTGGAAGATCATGATCGAGTGCGGGGCTACGCCGATGGATCTCGCAGAGGGAACGGCGGACGGCGCGCGGGCGATCGACGGCCGGCTGTACACGCCATGCTGTCGGTGCTTCCCTCGCAACGACGGGACCGCCGAGGACGCGGAGCGCCGCAAGCGCTGGAAGAGCGCGATCTGGTGGCGGCGAATCGACGTGGATCTGATCGACAGGGCGACGCTCAGCGAGACCAAGCGCCGCTTCAATCTCGAGTGTGCCATGGCCGGCGGCAAGCTCAAGATCGCCCCCTGCTCCTCTGGTTCGCTCAGCGTGAGCGGGCTTCACGACATGCTCACGATGCTGGACAGGACGGAGAACTTCGTGCCGCGCGTCGTCGTACTCGACTACGCCGATCTGATGCAGCAGGAGGCTGGGCGCGACACGGACAAGGACCACGACGGCCTGCGGCGCATTTGGGAAGGTCTCAGCTCTCTGCGCACGAAGCTAAAGATCCTGCTTATCACCGCGACGCAGACCAATCGGTCTAGCGACGGGGCCGAGACGCTCACGCGCAGGATGATCGGGCGCTCGACGAAGGCGGCTGACAACTGCACCTGGATGGTCACGATCAACCAGACGATCCAAGAGCGGCGCGCGCACGTCATGCGGATGTCGATGCTGTATGCCCGCAAGGGTGGCTTCGACCCCGAGCATCAGGCGCTGTGCTGTCAGTGGCACGAGGTGCAGGACGCGTTCGCGTTCAGCATGCCCGTGTTCTGCAAGATCAAACAGGAGTCTTACAAGGAGAGAGACTGATGCGAAACCAGAGAAAGCTGACGTTCAAAAATCCGCACAGATACTTCTGGCAGGTCGGACTTGTCTTTGAAGAAGAGATCTGCGTCGGCGTGGACGGACGGGCTCTTTTTAGAATCTTCGGCAAGATGCTGTGGCTCGTGACGATCAGATTCGACGTATACGTCGGCATCAACGTTGTGTGTTCCGACGGAACGGTGAAGTCGCTGGATGTGTATCGGCAGGGCGACATAAAAAAGAAGGGTGAGGCGATATGAGCGATATCTGTGATGATGCGGAGGGCGTGCGGCGGCTTGCCGAGCGCGGGGTGGTGTTCGGGCGGCGCACGGAGGCCCGCGTGACGCCGAGCAAGTGCGGCCACTGCGGCGCGCTGCCCGGTTGGCGCCCGGCCAACGCCGGCAAGGAGATCCTGCACTGCACCGTGTGCATACGCAAAACGTCGCCGGGCAAGTCCCGGCAGACGCTGGTCATCGAATGGAACGGGATGAACTGACATGCCTCCACCGAGATATGTGATCCGCAAGACGGACGTGTCGGTTCTGTGCGACACGCCCGAGGCGAGGGCGCTCGGCGAACTGATCGGCCTGCGCGACCGCAACGGCGGCATGGAGAGCGAATTTTGGGGACACCCGACGTTCTCCGCGCTACCGGACGGGACGGTTCTCGCGCATCTGCCGATGAACGTGCGCAACCTGAGCGTATTGCACGGCTGCGGGGCCGTCCCTGCGCCGGACGACCCTGAGACGCAGCGAAGGCTGGCCTTCTTCCGGAAGCGTCCTGCGGCCTTCCAGAGCCCTCTAGCGCTGAAGCCGTTTCAGGTGGAGGGCGGGCAGTGGCTCTTGGAGCATGACCTGTCCTGCATCCTGGCGTTCGCAGTCGGCCTCGGCAAGACGGTCACGTCGATCGCGGCGATGCTGTCGCGTCCCGACCTGTTCCTCCCGGCCGTCATCATCGCCCCCGCTCACGTAAAGATGAACTGGGGCGACGAGTGGTGCAAGTGGGGCGGCGATCCCGAGGAGGCCGTCGTGTTGTTCGGACGCACGCCGAGCGCGGCGGCGATCGAGGGTCGCAAGCTGATCATCCTGAACCACCACATCCTCGCCGGGTGGGCGGACACGCTGATTGAGTCGGGTGCCAGGACGATGCTCGTGGACGAGGCGCACAACTTCGTCAACAGCAATACCAAGACGTACCCGGTGGCCGAGCGGCTCGCCAAGGCGTGCAGCGGGCGCGTGCTGCTGCTGACGGCGACGCCGCTCGTGAACGAGCTGGCCGACCTGTGGAGCCTGTGCAATCTCATCAACCCGGACATCCTCGGCACGAAGGGCGTGTTCACCGAGACGTTCATGCCCGAGGAGAAGGTCAAGGCGCGCATGTTCGCCTCGCGCTGGAAGGGCGCCTTTCAGAAGTCCGGCTGGCGCGACGTGTCAAAGGCCAAGCTGCCGAAAGCGCTCGCGGCGCGGCGCGCGGAGGAGCTGAAGGAGATCTTGCACAGGACCGTGATCCTTCGCAAGAAGAAGAGCGACGTGATCGACCAGCTCCCGGACATCACCGAGACCCACCTGCGTGTCGACATCCCGGAGACAACGAAAGAGGGCATCGCCTTTTGGGACATCGAGCGCGACTGCGCCTTCAAGATCGCCGAGGCGAAAGACGACATCCTCGCTTCCGGACAGATGCTGCCAGCCATGGCGCGCGCTAAGCGCAACGCGGCGACGGCACTGATTCCTTACGCCGCCGAATGGATCTCCGACTTCCTTTCCGAGTCGGACGAGACGGAGAAGCTCGTCGTGATCGGCTGGTCGGTCGAGCCTCTCCAGACGCTGCACGCGAAGTTCAAAAAGGAATCGCTGCTAGTCAATGGCGACATCGACGCAAAGAAGAAGCACGAGCGCGGCTTCGAGTTCCGTGACAACCCGCTCAAGCGTGTGTTGTTCGGCAACATGAAGAGCATCGGCACGGGCATCGACGGACTCGTCGTGGCCCGGACGGAGCTGTTCATCGAATTGCCCCCGAACGATATGGGGCTGGAACAAATCAAGGGCCGCATCGATCGGCTGTCACAGTTGGCAAAAGCGCTGTCGTACGTCTACATGACCGTACGCGGCAGCATAGAGGAGAAACACGGATGGAAGCTTATCAGAAAGAAGAAGGCATTGTCGGACAGCCTCGGCTTGTAAGGCGCGGAAAGAGCGGATACAGGACAGTAGATCTCACCGAGAACGAGAAGGCCGGTGCGGTTGTTGTTCGCGATTCGGGAGAGCCGCGCAGCCTGTTCATCGGCACGAAGCGTCCGGCCAACTTTCCTGTTGGTGCTGCTCTGCGCTTGCGCAACGCATATGGCATGTATGGGTGGACGGTGAAGCGGCACGATCCTCTCGAATTCGGCAGGATACAAGTCGTGTTGCACCTACCAGAAAGAATCTATAACAGATCCGGCGCGGGAACGACTCCCGTTCGGATATAATGGCAAAGGAGAAGATGATGCAAAGTTGGACACTGTTCTTGGCAACACCATCCGTGGTTTTCATCGCCCTGCTCATAACCGGCCTCGTGTGGATGTGGCTCCATGATCGATACGGGAAAAGTCTGTCGGCGATCGACTTCCTGAAGAGATTCTTCGATCCGCGTATCGTGTACTGGAAAATACTGATCGGTACACCGAAGCGCCGCGAGCGCGAGCGTCGCTGGCGCCGCGATCAACACCGTTGAGAACTACACGAAAGATGACACCGAAATGAACGACAAAAAACCATTCCGCCGCCTGAAGCTGCTGCTCGGCACAGTGCTTGCCGACCCTGTAGACATCGTGTTCGAGATGAGCACGGTCTGTAATCGGCGCTGCACATATTGCCCCGTGACTTATCATCAGAGACACTCTGCGTTTCTCCGCCCGAATGAGTTGGCTAAGCGCCTTGCACCTCTACACGGATTTAAGGGCGGCATCTGGCTTGGCGGTTACTGCGAGCCGTTGATTGACTTAAGCGGACTTGTCGCATGTTTACGAGAAGTCAGAAAGGTCCTCCCCGACAACAAAATCACCGTGACCACAAACGGCGACTATCTCGACAGCGCAATCGAGGAGATTCTTTCGCGGTATGTGACCACGCTGCTTGTCACGCGTCACGATACGCCGCGAAAGTCCACAGTCCGTCGAAGCGTTGGTGCGATGACCGTCATCGATGGGCCGGTCCCACCTCTCATGAACCGCGCCGGCTCAGTCGATGTCGGTCCGGTTAAATCGCCACGGTTCTGCATGACGCAGTATACCTGTATGATTACCTGTGACGGCAAAGTTGCATTCTGCTGCAACGAGTACGACGCCAAGTGCGGCAGCGGATTCAGGGCGACAGGCGACTGGTTAAAAGAGTGGCGTCGTCCTTGGCGCCGTCTGCTCAGATTTGCGGTGTTGCTCGGATACCGTCCGATCCAATGTCGCAAGTGTGGTTTCACAACGAACGAATCAAAAAACAAAGAATAGGAAAGATCGAGATGAGCTTGGAGACAGATGTGAGAATGGCAGATTTTGTGGCGGCGATCGATTACGTGCAGAAAGCGGTTCACGAGAACGCCGTCAGCAAGGGCTTTTACGTCACGCCTCCTGAGGAGGGCACGGCGATCGCGCTGATGCACAGCGAGCTGAGCGAGGCGCTTGATGCGGCCCGGCACGGCAACCAGCCGAGCGACCATATCCCGGCCTTCAGCGGCGTCGAGGAGGAGTTGGCCGACACGGTGATCCGCATTATGGACTGGTGCGGTCACAAGGGCTACAGGCTCGGCGAGGCGATTGTTGCGAAGATGGCGTTCAATGCGACGAGACCGCAGATGCACGGTGGAAAAAAGTTCTAAACCATTTCCGCCCGGCCCCGAGTGGGGCACGCTAAATCCTTGAAACAGACGTGGCAACGGGCGGGATTCATTTTGAAGGACGACCGAATGAGCGAGAAGAAGATCAAGCTGCCGTCGATCGGCAAGGTGAAGAAGGCGCTGTACGCGGACTGGGCCTTGCGAGTGAAGCAGCGCGACGGGTGGAAGTGCCTGCTGTGTGGCTGCGAGGATAACCTCACTGCGCACCACTGGTACGTCAGCGATCACCACGCGCACGCAGCGCGCTACTGTGTCGACAACGGCGCCACCCTGTGCTACGCCTGCCACATCCGCGCGGTACACACCAGGGCCGACTACGTGACGGTTATGGCCGTGTTCAACGCGATCATGCGGAAGCCGGGCTTCTCACCAAGCAGCATCCCTCCGCTCATGCACACAGAGCTGACGACTTCGCTGCTGCGCACGATGTGGGATGCGATGCGTCGCCGGCCTGTGAATCTGCTTCCGTACAACGTGGTTGTCACGAGAAAGGGTGACAAGATTTTCGTGACCCCCAAACATCCGCGATCCCTCGCTGTCGTTGGCAACACGATCGTTTTACCGGGCTACAGAACATGCGAAGTGCTCGTCGCAGCACCATCCGGAAACCACTACCGCTACACGGTGAAACAAGTCTTCGAGACCGAGTGATAGCCTTCGCGGGCACGAAAAATCCGCCCTTCCGGAAAAGGAGCGAATCCGGAAGGGCGGCAAAGTGTGCGCGGGGAGACTACGCGCCTACTTTAGATGCAACGGGACCGGTGGATTCTCTTTCACGTACACAGCCACCTTGTAGACGGTGGCGTCAGCAACTGCGGCCTGTGCCACACTGACCTTCAACTGTCGTGCAATCGGCGAGGCAACTGTCACGGTATAATTGGTCTGGAGATTCTGTCTCGCAAGAACAACATTTCCGGTCACGACACTCTCCACAACCGGGTACGTGTACAGCGCGCTCAACGTATTGTACGGCTGCGTCGCATAAGCCTCGCCGTCCTTGATCGAGCCTGACGTTGCGATGGTCGTCGCGACACCATAGTCGTAGCTTGCGAACGTTACTACGCCCGTTCCGGAACCGCTATCGACGACAACGCAAAGCGTGTCGATCGTGGTGGCCGGCGGCCCGTCAGCACGGTACAGCGGGAATGTGACGGTGGCGTTCGTGGCGCCTGCGGCGACGGTGATCGTCTCCGTAAACCGGTCTGCGGCCATAAGCCCCTGAAGGGCAAGGCAAGCGACCGCGATGATAACCAGTGTCTTCTTCATCTCTTCTCTCCTATTGTGTTGTGATCCGGAAGCCGCACCAGCGGAAACCGAAATTCTCTAAAAGGCAATGATACGCGCTGGGCGCTGAAAGTTCAACGTCGGCTGCGTCGATTATACCGGGGCGATCTCGACGCGCAGCATCTTCTCGTATATCGCAATCTCTTCCGGCGTCTTCCGCCAGCAGAACGGCCCGCCAACCGTGACGGCCGCCCAAACAGCGTTGCGTAGCGCTCGGTCGCCGAAATAGCGAGCGAGCATCTTCGCTTTGGCCTTTGCACCAGTCGCCGCGCCCACCTCTTCCCACGTCACGCTGTAAGCCTCCATGATCTCAAAAAGCATCCTGTTCCAGAAGGCCCGATCCATGTTTGGCCAGAACTCATGGACGCAGAAACCCATGTCGTGTGGCAGGCATCCGGCGCGAATGCGGTAGTCGGCCTTGTCGCATGTGACGCCACGTAGCGGTCGGGGTATACTGGCCCAGTCGAAATCGAAAGCATTCTTGTGGAGGATCGGGCAGGGGTGGCCTTTGATGGTGATGCGCAGCGTTGTCTGCGTGCCAGGCACGGCGTAGTCGAAACACCAGTCGCGCAAGAGGAACTCGCCGCAGTCGCCGGTCACATCGACTGGATCGACGGCGCCATACTCAAAGCCGCGCGTAGACGGGTACGTCCGCTGCTCCAGACGTATGCCGTCCTCGACACACCAAAAGCCCTGCCCGTACTCCATTGCGCTCTCCTTACGGTGCCACAACCGCTTTCGCCCCGGAGCCGATCATCGTGCCGACGAGCTTCCCGCTGGCATCGACAAGGGGGACAAGCTCAGCCGCGCCGCCGGACGTGCCGTACTTCTTCAACGCGACGCCACCGGGGAACGTCACGTCCTCCACTGAGAACGGGTAGAGGAATGCGACACGGAAGAAGCTGATTTCCGGCGGCTCGGGGGCCGGCTTCGGGACGCACGCCCCTTTCGTTACGACGCAGCCCGTGAACAGCATCGACGCCAGCAACCCGAGCGGCAGCAGACACCCAAGCGCCCGCTTGCACGTCGGGCAAACACTCGGTTTCCAGTTGCACGATCCGCACGCCGCACCCAGTTTGGCAATCAGGTCGGCGGCGGACGCCTCACCTTTCGCGGGCCTGTAGCTGATGCTGTAAGGCTTCTCCGCCGCGATACAGAAGACAGGTGTCTTGCACGCGCCCTTGCAGCCGCAAGCCTTGAGAGCCGCCTTGCCTGCGGCGCTGTTCACATCGACGGCGACGATGGTGTGTCCGCTCTCTTTGAGCCACGCCCGAAACTCGGCAGTTCGGACGATCTTGAGAGCTGCGGCGCTGTAGGCGCAGGTTGTGCTTGCGATAAGTGTGATCTTCATTCTGAGTCTCCTTTTTCGATTATGACCTGGTGGATTCCTTCAGCCCGATCGTTGTTCAGCGCCCTCTCGTCAGATGCCACTGCGAAACGACGCTCCACGAACTCCTGGAAGCGAGCGCTCTGCCAGTAGAGCAACGCACCGACAACTATGGCATACATAGCGACCTTGCCGAGCGCTCCTGCAACGGCAGCGGCAGCCTTCCCTTTCCCGATGAGCAGCGTACCGATGACGGGCACTTTTATCTCAATGCTCGACTCCGGGGCGTCAGCGGCCTTGCTATGCTCGCGGAACGCTACCTCGATCGCGTCTTCGATTGCGGGTTGCCACGGCGGGTCGATGAAATTACCTTTCCCGTCGGTCTGGAAATGACAGATGTGCGCCTTCTGGAAAGCGGTGGCCAGCCTGTCCGGCTCACGTAAGGACTGCTGCACAATGAACGCCACAAGGCGCCCCTGCGTTTCGGCCATGGAGGCCACCTTGTCCACCGCCCCGTTACTCGATTCGATTGCCGAATCGACAAGGCTGCGATGCCCATCGAACTCTGGCTTGTCCCGAAGCTCTTGCCCAGTCAGCCTCGCGTTAATACTTTCGAGCTGTGCTTTTGCAATTGATCCTGACATGTCTCAAATCCCCCTTTATCGTTTACGCCTAATCGCCGTTAGCCACAACCGAGCCGTACTCAGCGACCGGAATATGGAAGTCGATGCTATCAACAACGGCCTCGTCGGCTGCTACCTCGTTACTGCCGGCGATGCGGTAAAGCGTGAAGGGGCTGATAACGGAATCCTTGCCAGACAGCGCATTATTCGTGACAACTCCGAAGTCGCAAATGTAATGCGTGTTCGCCTCCGCATAAGTCACCGTCGTGGTGCGTGCAAGCGTTTCTGAGTACGCACCGTTCACGCCTGCCACCTGCCATTTGACAACCCACGTCGCGGTATCGTTGCCGTCCGTTGAAAGCGCTCGCGTATGCGTGTGCGGACTGTAGTACAGATTCTGGTATAGCGCGTTCGTCTTTGCCAGTCCGTGCTGCCACTGGAGCGAACCGGCTGCATTGTCTCCAATCGAAAACGCCAGCGCGTGAACCCCGCTGCCTGCCGGTATCTCGATGCGCTGCGGTTCTGCGGACGGAGTAGGCGATAACGAAAGCCCCGTCGCCTTTTCGTCGATCCAGCGCGGGCGCGTGAATACGAAGTTGGTTGCTGATACCGTTCCTTCTATGTCCACCACGACATTGCTGTTCAAACCGAACCATATCTTGTTCGTGGTGAACGACGCATAGTTTCGACCATCCAACCGGACGTTCACTTGACCGTTGCTGTATCCAGTTCCGCCGCTGCCAAGGATTATTGGGTTCGCCCCACCAGCAACCGCCGTGTCGAAAACAAACTGACCGGCGTTCTGGCTGTCACGGTAAAGTCCACGCGTCGAAAAAAGGACATAGTTTCCAGTACCAAAATAGCTGGCTTGCACGTTTCCGCCTGCATTTATGCCGCTGGCTAAGTTGAGCGAATACGAAGCACTAGGCGTCGCGTTTATTCCCATGTTGCCAGCCGGTGAAATCTGGATGTCGCCGTTTTGCGTCTTGATCTGCAAATTGGTCGTTGGTGAAAGTAGCGCCATGCTCGCGCAAATCGTCGATCCGTTCGCGCACATGTACTTATTCGTGTACCCGTACGGCGTTGACAATCCGGCAACGGTGAGGTTCGTTCCGCTTCCATTGTTCACCGCCACCGCGCCAACGTCAGCCGCGTTCGGTATCGCTAGCACGCTGACGAATATGCGGCCCTGCGTGTTGTGTGAGCGCAGCACGGTGCCGATCTTTACCTTTGCTGCCACGGAGCCAGCCGCCGGTTCGATATTCGTTACCACGCCAGATGTTGCCAGCCATAGCGTATTAGACACATCGAAGTGACCATATCCGGCGAGGTCGTTGATGTTTCCAGAGGTCACGACGTAGCCGTGTTCACCCACCGCGATCCCACCCGTCTGAGTAACCAAACCGATCGTGTTCCATTTGCAGATCGGGGAGTCACAGGAGGCAGGAGCGACAACTACGTTCGCGCCTTGTCCGCCAGCGACGCAAACCGCCATCCCCTCGGTGAGCGGAACGTCTGTGCCATTCTTGACGTAGATGTGCTGCTCCTGAAAAAGCTGCCCCGTGACCCCGCCGTCCAAGCCCACGTCATAGGTATGAAATTCGGGATTCCAAGACCACGGATAGCCGAACAGCGAGAACGTGCCGACTGCGGTGAGATTGCTCGCCGTTCCTCCGGTCGCGTCCAGCTTGGCGTCAATCTGCTCTTCAAGCCCACCTACCCCGCTGATGAGCTGGAGCGCTGTGCCTGCATCTTGCGCCGCCTGATTCGCCGCACCCCTCGCGCCGTCCGCTGTGCTCTGCGCGTTGAAGGCGTCGTTGCTGATCGCTTGGATCATGTCAAGGATGTTGGTCTGCCACAACGCGTAATCTGCGATGGAGAGGAATTCAGCTAGGTCGTTCGTCGCCGCAAGGCGGGTGACGTAGTTGGTGTAGATCACCGGTGCATACACTAGTGTCGCTGCACCTGTGGCATCACCGATATAGGTGCTTATTGAAATCGCTGTGTCGTACTCAGTATCGAATACGCCAAAAAACGCTTGAATGGTACAGACATCTACAACATTAGGATTGACTGTAACCGCTCCGATATGGTTCCAGGACCCGGGCTGGATAGGGTACGGCATATCAGAGACGTACGTACCGACGGACTTGTATATTGTGCCCCCTGCCGTCAAGGCCTCCGTCACAGTCAGTTGCCACACATTGGTTGATTCAACCCGCCACACCAGCGGCTGCGCGTCCGGCTCCAGCGTGGCGAACTCGGCGCCGTTCGTGCCAATCCAGTAAGGAACACCGGTAGGTTGAATGATTGCGTTCGTCGCCGCCGTCACGATGCTATTTGCGACTACCGTTGAAATGTTGGTCACGTCGGTCGCGCTCATGCCTGACGGGGGCAGGTTGGAGATCGCCGCGTTCACGATGCCGCTCACGCCGGGGGTCGTCACGAAGCCGTTGGTGGCTTCGACAATCATCCCGTTGAAGATGTTGGTCACGCCCTGCGAGTCCAGCCCTAAGCCGCCCTGCACGTTAAAAGCCCCGTTCGTAGCAGTCCACCATGGTACGCCGTTGATTGTGACTGTCGTCGGAATGTTCGTTTCGACCATCACACCTGGCCGGCCCCACTTCCAGTCCATGCGGGTCTCCTGCGCAATGCACGAGCTTGCCAAGATTACGATAAAGCCAATCATTCTGAAAATCATAACGGTGCCCCCCTCAACTTGTTGGTGATGGCCTCGACCTGCGCGCGCATCTCGTGATCGAAGGCTTGCTCACCGTTAAACATTCCGAGGGTCGCAAGATCCTCAAAGCGCTGTTCCAAAATGAGGAGCCGAGCGTTTAGCGCAACAATCTGCTCACCGAGAGACTCGCCTTCGTCGCCACCCTCAGCACCACCTCCGGCGATATTGGAGTAAACGGTAAACGGACCTTGGCCGGCGATGTACTCACGCACCCCCTCGCCTGTTCCGTCGTCACCGGTCATCGTGAGGGCATAGGAGCGCGTCGCCACAGTTGCGCTCGCATCACTATTTACAGCGACAACCCATACGCCCTTTTCACTGTCCCAAACACCGGTCCAAAAAAGCGTGTCGGCTTCTGTCGATCCGATCCAGATTTTGGGCGCGGCTTCACCTTCGGCGTAGGCTACGCCAGAGATGTGAAATATGCAGGAGTATCCCTTACCGACACGGACAGCCTGAAGGCGCCCTTGAAGCGTCTCAACCCCGACGGTTATGCGGAAAATCTGGTTCACTGTGCTCCCCTTTCGTACGCGGGGATATTAACACTCGGCGGCGCCCTGCATCAACAACACGCCCCTCGGATCAGTTTCTGAACACGCCGTTCGTGATCAGATACGGGTTCACGCGGGTGTCGACGGAATTGTCCCAGTCGGCAGACGGGCCGATTGGTGCGAGGAACGCGTTTGTGACCGATGCGCTGCCCTCATACTCCCATGCGTCCGGGAACCAGTCGCGGTCTGTATCGGCATCCTCGATCACCACGGAGGCTATCGTGTCCTGCACGGCATAGGCGACCGGAAACGGCCTCGCGTCGAAGGGCAGAATATCGGTTGCGCCCCGGTTGTTGGCATAGCCCCAAGACTCCCATGCGTCTCGCGTTCCGTTTCCGTTGCTGTCGATGAAAGCGCAAACGTAGTACGGACCGGCAGAGGCGCTCGGGGTGAGTCCTCGCAAAACAGAGTTTGTCGCCGTGGTCGAAGAATTGGTCATCGAGACCACACCGGAGTCCGTCAGCGTGTATTGTCCGGCGGGATCTCCGCAGAAGCCTCGATGCGTGTACGCCTGCGTGATGACACGTCCGCTCAGATTTGTTGCCGGCCCACGGTATTTCACGAGCGCCTTCACTTCACCGTACCCAGAAGACCCCATCGGGCTGTTTACTGCCCACCTGAAATATGACAACGGAGACCAGGTTCCGTAGGAGCTAGTGAATTTTGCGTTTAAGCATGCGAAACGCCAAGAATAAAGCGCGTTTTCGTTCAGTGTAACGCCGTTCGGTAATGTCCCACCTGCAAACACCGGAGCTTGCCACGTATGATCTCTCGTGTCTGGATCTGACGGTGGCAACAGCATTTCTTCCGTGCTGTAGATTATATTTGTGCCCGAAAGAATTTCCAGTTTAAAGGCTGTGTTGCCGACATTTTGCAAATTCAAACTGCCAAAGGAATCGTAAGACCCAACTCGAGAGTTCTTCCATCTAAACTCCGGACGAGCCGAATAAATATAAGCGCCGTTCTTCGGCGAGACAGGGTCAGAGGTGAACGGATAGGAACCAAACCAGTTCGTGAAGGTGAGCGCCCGCACGTTATTCGTCAGAACATCAGCTTGTCCGAAATACACATCGTACGTTGTCATGTCGAGGCTAACCGAACCTCTGGGAACGTTCGTGAAAGCCCAATCCAAGCCGAGAACGTTCAAATAATCCATAGGTGTTAGCAGTTTGTCGTGCGTATAGCTTCTGTCCAGAATGACAGTCTGATAGGTCTGTAGACCATCAATCCTGCTGCGCCGTATGCGCACACGAGACGGCGTTACACCGGTCTGTTCAAAAACCGGCGTCGGCAGTGTCATTACAAATCGGTGTCCGTCTGTGGGCAGAAGCTCGATGGCCAATTTTGTCCTGTCCCACGACATCGGCTGCGACACGAGCGTTCCGATCGGGTCCCCCTGCGTCCATGCGCCTGTCCCCGGCACTGCAAGCCAGTAGACTGAACTTCGCTTCAGCTTGCCAGAAACGACATTGGTGAGCGTGTGTGTGCGATTGTACCCGGTCACGCGGAAGACGACATCTGCTGGCTCGGTCAGATCGCTGAAGGCGCTGATCGTGACTGTGTCTACGTTTCGCGGTCCGATATACGTCAGGTCCAGCTCGACGGTTGGCGAAACCTTGGCTGATGACATGCGACAGCGCTCCCATGCACTCCAGCCTCCATACACGTCCCCCTCGTCGGGGACGTAGAGAGACGCCCGATTCGTCGCCTGCGCCTCCCAAGAGGAGTCGACGAAATCATGGTCGGTGAACATCCAGCCGAGATGCACGCGGTTGCTGCCCGCCACATGCCAGTAGTCCGGAAGAGTACCGCCAGCGCTGTAAGCATTCGTTGGCGCCAAACCGGCGACAGCCCATGTGTAGTTGCTGTAGACGCTACCAGATGCCACAGTATAGCCCGCGCGGTACTCGGCTATGTTCGGCAGCCCGTCGCCGTCCGGATCGCCGTACGCCCCGTCTATTCCCGCTGCGCTGTTGGTGCGCAGGCCGAACGCAGCTTCCCACACGTCCGGCATCCCGTCGCCGTCAAAATCCGCCATGTTCGCCGCACAGGCGAAAACCGTCGCGCCCAGCCATATCGCAAGAATCGTTTTCATCATGCCTCCAGTTTCACGTCCGGGACCCAGGCGGTTCCGGCGATTTCGTTTTCGAGAACCTCAATACCCACAAGACCGATCGGCTCATTCGCCACCAGCGACGTTGCCGTCACACGGGCGATCCACGGAACGATGAGCAGCGTGCCCCAGCGCGCGGAAGGCGGCACAATCTCGATGGCGACCTCCGTCAGCGCGGCGACCGAAGACGGAATGCGCTTGCTGCCGAGCAGTTCCGCCGTCATTCCGCCGCCCTCAATCTTTGACTCGCCGAGAGAGAACGCCGGAGCCGCATAGAGGTCGCCGAGTTCTTTCAGCGTCACGGCCTTCGACGCGATCCAGTAAACCGACAGCCGGACATCCGCGCCGGAAACGACAAAAGTCGCCTGCCCGGCCCTGTGAGTCAGTCTGACGAACGCTGGCGTGTAGTTTGGCGGCAAGGCGCACAGCACGGCCAGAGGCGAAACCGTTTGGATCAGGCGCTGAGAGAAGGGCGCTGTTGCACCGATGATCTGCCGGCAGATGGCGCAGCCCAGTCCAAACTGGTGCGCCTGCCAGGCCGTGATCGGGGTGGCCGACAGATCCGCCTGCGCCATACCGCTCTCGGCGATTCGCGCGGCAAGGAAGGCGATCGCGCTCGCTGCCTCGACAGGCGTCGGATCGTTCTTCGAGGGCGACGTGCCGAAATTGACAGCGCGGATCGCAATCTCGCGGCCCTCGGAAGGATTCGCCGGATCTGCCATCGGCGACAGAACCGTACCGTCCGTCACGAGCGGGTATCCGTCTTTCTGTATCGCCGACTGGGCGATCGTGTCATAATTCTCTACTCCCTCGACCGTATCCTCATCCGCAGCGAAGAAGTCGAACACGGGATTGATAAGACCGGAGCCGTAAACCCAGCCGTTGATGATCCCACGGTAGTCCTCAAGGGTCAGGTACAGGTACAGTCGAGTCTCTGCCGAGATCGTGACGTTGATCGGCGAGAACACGACCGTTTCCGAAGCGCCGTAATATCCCGCGTCCCGCAAAACTCGCGGGGCACAACCAGGCTTGAAAAAGCCTGCTGTGCCTTCCCTTATGGCCAACCAGTCTTCCGAGGGCGTGTCAGAGGTGCTTGTCGTGTCCAGCGCTACACGGAGCCCCTCGGCGCAATATGCGTCGGATCTTACGATGAAACGGATGCCCTTCAGCACAAGGCCGTATGCCGCAGGATCGAAAATGAACCTGTATACGGCGGCGCCCATCGAGACCTGGTGGAAGGTCGTGCCATCGACCGTCGTGTGCCCATGGCACGCCTTGAACGCCTCATGCGAGAGGATCTTCTTCGGCACGGAATCGAGATTGGTGGCAACCAATACAGGAGCCCTCAGCGACTCGAGCTGTGTCCATCCGGTCGTTTTCAACTCAGCCAAAAGCTGCTGTACGGTCGACGGGGCGAGATAGGTCGGTGTCTTCTCGGAAACTGCCGAGCGCAAGAACTTGTCTCCAACGCCATAATACCGGTGATACGCGTCGGGCGCCTCCTGCGTGATCGTGAAAGTGGCCGTCTCGTTTCCGGCTGTAAACGTCAGCGTAAAGCCACGTTCAATCCCGTCGAACAGATCCTGCGCACCTACAATGATCTTCACAGATGTCGCGCTCAGTTGCTCGAACGTGATCACGTTTTCTGAGTCTTCGCAGGCTGTACAAGATCCGGACCGCTTCACGGCGATCGAGAAGGTGCTTGCGTTCGACGGCATGGCTGTCGCCGTGACCGTCACAGATCCTCCGGAGTATGGCGCGTCATAGGACTGCTCGTCAAGCGTGAGCGGCCCGTACAGGAAGGGGTTCTTTGCTTGGGCCACAGTCAGCGGCCACGTCTTCCCCACAACGACAAGGTTCACTGTTCCTGTGCGTTCCGAACCGCTAGGATTCTCTGTCGCAGTGAGCGTCAGAACGCCAGCAAGCACAGAGGCCGTGAGCCACTCGGGCGCAGAGACAGTCACGGATGCGCCGGAGGGTATGCCGGTGATTGTAACGTCGTCGGTGGCCCCTGCGCTATACGCCAGCGATACCTCTGTCGGATCAAACGTGATGGTCGAGGTATTTGCGGCCTGCGTGACGGTGAGGTAGAAAGATCTTCCGTCAACACCGACGGTGACAGTGCCGACACGGTCATCCTCCGAAACGTTAAGCGCGGCGGTCACAGCAAGAGTTGTTGCGGAAGAGAAAGCTGCCGTGAGCCATTCGGGAGCTGAGACAGTGACGATTGCGCCCGACGGTATGCCGGTCACGGTCACGTCGTCGGTGGCCCCCGCGTCGTACGCCAGCGAGACCTGTGTCGGGTCAAACGTCAGGGCAACCGTGTCAGCCGCCTGCGTAACAGTGACGTTCGTCGTCTGAAGTGTGCCGCCGGCCGTCGGCATACATCTGAAGCTCACAACCACACTCCTCGACGTTTCGGAAAACAGGTTGCTGGTCGCCTTCATGGCGAACACATTGTCTACAACCGTGACGGACAGCCAGGAGACGTAACCGTTCGGCATGACGTAATAGGCGCTGTACGGAATGCCATCGGCGTCCGTTGTCATGACAACAGACTTCGTTTCACCGGCAGAGGTGAACAGTAGCGTTCCGTTCAGTTCGAGATTTGTGAGTTTCATATCGGGGGCTCCGTCGGTGTTCACCAATACTGCGTCAGGTGTTCAGTTTACACGTCTTCGGGACAGGGATCAACAGCCTGCTCCTCTTCCACTACGTCTTCTGTCGGCTCCACATCCCCAAGGTTCGGATCTCCGCCAACCGTTGTACGCCCGTCGGCAGGATCTTCTCCGTCCCGCTCACACGGATCTTCGTCGCCCTCACCCGGAGTTTCTTCCGCCGCCTTTTCAGCAAACGTGAACGTGTCGGATGCGCGAATGTCGAGAATCTCTGCGATCGACAACGAACCGTTTGGCTCCTTTTCGACCGAGATCATAAAGATCGGCGTGAGCAGGCCGCGTTTCGTTTCGTCGAGTTCCTCAGAGGTTCCCTCGTACACGCTCTTGTCGATGTCCGGAAGGTCGAAGGATTGCGCCGCTCCTTCTCCGATCTTGGAGTAAAACTCGGATGCGGGAAGTTCACCAAACTTCTTAAACGTCTTCATCGAGGCATCTGAGTAAATCACATTTCCTTCAGATGCGAAGACGAAGATCGGAAAATCGGGATACGGAACGAGAGATCCGCACGGCGAAAAAACGTTCAGTGCCGGTTCGATCTTCATCTTAAAATCGAACTTTGGCTTGCCGTCATCTTGTGCGGGAGTCTCGCCTGGCGCTGCCTCATCATTCTTCACCTCCTGCCAAACGAATGTGGTTTTGCGCGAGAAGATTACACCGCGATAGAGGCACACGAAGAGCTTCGATCCCTTTACGGGCCGCACCCACAAACCGAAAGAGGCGTTGTGGCCATAGTTCCAGACTGGCCCCTGACCTATCATGTTCGGCGCGCTCATCAAACGACACTCCCGAAACCGTCTTGTGCAGTAGCCCAGTCAAAATCGTTCCCGGTCTTTAGCAGCTTTGAAAGTAGATTTTTGATCGCGGGACTCTGCACAACCATCGTAAAACCTCGCCAGATGCGTTCGTCATCGGATCGGGTTCCGGCCTTTGAAAGCCAACACTCTTTCGTCTTGCCGTTTACGGTGATGTCTTTTCTGCCGCCGTCCGTATTACTGTCGAGTTCTGTGTATCCGCGATTCGCCAGCCAGACAGCAAAGCCCTCCGGGCGGAAAAGAAACGTGGCCGAGATCTCGACGTAGCGCATCGGGCAGGCGACCAAGATCGTCTCGCCCGTTTTGTTCACAGCGACGGAGTTTGCCGTCTTTCCGGAATAACCGTAGAAGAGTTCTCCGTATGTCTTATCGAGCGGATGCTTCGTCTTGTTGAACCAGGGCAACTGCTTTTTGTAGACTTTTGGCACTGCGCCTATGCCCGAAACTGTGAGCGTTCCGACAGGGAAAAAGAACTTGGCCCCAGCAAGGTCGAGGCTGATGTCCTCGCTGTTCACCTTGCCCGCATTCAGGGAAAAGTCAGAGCCGCTGACATCCATGTCCGGTCGCAAAAAAGCCTTTGTCACCTTCAACGTGCCGGTTGTCTTGAGAAACGATGGAGGGGAGGAAAACGGATCGTTCGCATAGTTTTCGATCGCGACCATCTTCCCGTCCCAATTCAAACCCAAAGTGCGCAAGCTAGTCACATCCTGATCAACCTTGCCGTCAACATCGCCCACAGGATATGCAAACCCGAGCGTCATGCCTTCGGAAGACTGTGCGTCGAAAACAACATCGGCGGGCATCTGCCACGGCGGCACATCGTCCGACCTCGCAAGCCTAGGCGAAGTCTGTGATGCCAGATAAGCCGAACCTGATGAAGGCTCCTTCACGTTGCATGTGACAAGGAACACGTCTGCCGTATTTTCCGAAAGCTGCGCGAATTCGGTCGTCTCAACGATCATGTACGTGGAGCTGCCGAAAGAGATCTGCGTGCCTGGCTTCGGGATCATCGAGGCACCGCCAGAGATCAGAGAACGTAGCGCGCGGATCAGCATGTTTGTGAATCCGACGCCGTAGACCGCCATCGGACTTGTGGTCGCCGTATGATCCGTCACATCGGTGACAACGAACGTAAGCACATAGCGTTCGTACGTTGTGGCGAGTGTGGCGATGTTTCGCGTCGAAAGAGGTTGACGGCGAACCCTGAACGTAAACGTGGTCGGCGTCGTTCCGTCCGTGACCGTGATGTTGTAATCCGTCACCGCCATATCTGTGTCTGGCATTGTTTCCCAGCTTGCCGCCGCGTTCGCCATAAAACCTCCTCTGACGATTACTCTTCGTTTTGCTGCCACTCGTCAATGTTTCCACCAAGCATCATTAACTCTTCAACGATCGGGCCATTGATCTTGCCAGCGAGAGCGTCTTCCCTGTTTATTCCTTCCTGTGTCTGCTTCTCGATCGCAGCAGATACAGCATCGCCGACGGCCTTCGCGAGCGCCTCATTGAAGGATAACTGCTTCTCCTCGTTCCTGTCAACTCTCGCCTCGATCGCAGCAAAAGCGGATTCGAGGTTCTTCGCCATCATCTCGACGGTACTTTCTTGCGGGCGCTGAAGCGTCGCGTTGTAACCTTCCTTCGTTCCGTACTCTAGTGCCTGGGAGAACGGAGCCTGCGAACGCTCGGTCGTCTTCGTCCAGCTCGTGTAATCCATACCACGGATCATCTCGAGCACAGATGCCAGCTTGCCGGCGGACATGTTGCGGGCGTCCAGATTGAGTCCACCAATTAGAGACGCGTCCGGTAAAAGCTGCCGATTCGACAGACTCGGACCGTTCTGCGCCAAAAAGTCCATGCCGCGAAGTTTCTGGTTCCATTCGAGCACATCCTTAAACGGACCTTCCACGCTCTTTTTGAGATCCCTGCCAACCTCGCCCTCAAGTCCGAAGAGGTTTCCTTTTACATAGCTGTCTCTGTATTCTCCGAGGCCGTGACGCTTTGAGTACACTCCGTATGCGGCTGCGTATTTCTTCTTCCAGGCTGCATCCATGTCAGGCTGGAACGGTTCGCGCTGCATGCCCTCAAGGTTCATGAGTGTCTGCGCGCCAGAGGCGAAACCGAGATATCCCGGAACATCACGTGTGTACTTGTCCGTTGTCTTCTCCATACGAACGCGTTCGATATCATACGCGGTCTTAACGGCCCCCGCAGCAATGGTTCGTCCAGCGGCCTTAAGTGCATCCGAGACGGTCTCCGCTGCCGCATCAAGATTCTTCCTAGCCCACTCGTTCCAATTGTCAGGTGGTTCTTGCCCGAGTTGTTCGCGCATGTACTTCTCGACGATCGGACGGGCCGTCTCGAAGTTATCAAGACCGGAGAGTCCAAGGCCGCCGTAAGACCCTGTTTTGCCAAAACGAGCAACCATGCCGGGCGACATCTGTTCTCTGCGAACCATGCCCATCACGTCGTTCATAACAGCCGGTCTATTGCCACCGAGTCCGATAGGATTGTTTCCGGGGAAAACAGAGCGGAAAAGCATGCCGAGGGGTGTAGATCCAGCAAGTCCTGCAAGGAGTGAAGTCGCACCCTTGTCATCTTCCGGCCTGCCAGAACCGATCGGGACGAACCCGTGCTTACGGGCGTAATCGTCCTGCATGTCACCGACGTATTTTGAACCATTTCGGGCATAAGTTCCGGCGAGTTCAAACCCGTGTCCGATCGTGTCAAAAAATCCCGGACCGCTCGCGCCACCGGTTAGCTTTGCGAGACCGCCCTCCTTCTGACTCTCTCGTCCGCTGTAGGCGAATCCCTTGATGAAGGACATGGCGGCGGCGATCGCCGCCGAGAAGGCCACGAACGGGCCTACAACGCCCATCACTGCCGAGCCAAGCGAATATAGTTTGCTTCCAACCGCACCGGCTGCCTGAGAGAGCACCGCTGTCCCACCGCCCCCGGAGCCGTAATAGCTGCTGAGCTGCGGAGTCTGACGTAGAAGCGCGGACGTTCCGGGAGATGTTAGCCCCAAAGGCATACTGGTCGCGCGAAGTTTTCCGGTGAGCGGATCAATCGTTCGTGGACCGAACATCGAATTCAGAGTAGTCTGTGCTCCAACGCTGCGTGAATACGGGCCTTGCCCGCGATTCGCGAAATAGTTCTGCGCACTCGAAGAAAGACCACCGTATGTGCCGCTGTCAAAATCTACACTCTGGCCCCGTTTGTACGCGGCCCACCGAATTCGGGCTTGCGCGGAAGGACCATATCCGTTGTCCGTGAACTGCTTACCCGTTATTTGTCCAGGCAAATAACGCTCACCCAAAGCAGCCGTGTTTGACAGAACTCGGGCACGATCATTTGAAGGACTGGCCTGCCGCGTCGAAGTAAAGGGAAGTCGCGTCCCGTTCGGCGCCCAATATGCAGCGTTGCTGGCGGAACGAGCCGCATCCCACTTGGCGCTCGTTGCCTTCATGTTCTCTGCCTGATAGTAATTCATCGGTTCGGAACGCGGAGAATTATACCAAGCTGGACCATAAGCTTTGCCAACTGAGGGATACGGCGTCCAAGACGAACCGTAGTTTTGCATTGCCCTGCTAGGGTCAAGATTAGAATATGCGCGAGAACCAATCGGAACCTCGTTCCACATCATCGGTTTGAACGGTGTGTGCGCGGTCCCCCAAGGCATACCTGCTGTCCCAGCCCACTTGTCGCTCGGCAAACCAAAATCTGCACGCCCCATTGTACCGCTTCTGGTGGAAGCAGCAGACTGTCGCCGGGCCATACGCGCGGCCTGAATGTCCTGCGCTTCATGTCCGGGACGAAGTACCTGCCCGCCATTTTGATAAACCAGCCCTGGCATTCTCGAGTGCGCACCGGTCACTCCCTTTGCCGCGCCACCCATCATGCTTCCCGTGGGCACACCTCCGAAGCCACCGCCACGAAAGCCGAGGAGGTTCAGGAAGAAGCGGGCGCTGCTCAGCGCAGCCATGAGCATCACGAAGGACTTAGTGCTCTCCGGCAGGGACTGCGCGACCTTGTTGAAGCCCTCCAGCATGGAGGTGAATGCGCCAAGGAGCGGCACACTTGCCTGCATAAACTGCTGCGAGGTTATCTCCCATTGCGCGCGTAGACGGTCACGGCTGTAGTCGTACGTCTGGCGCATCTTCTCGCCGTAGCGCTCCGTAGTGCCCGCCACGTTGCCGTACCCGAGATCCTCGTACGCCTCGTTGAGCTTCGCGCCCTTGCCGCGCAGGGCCGAGGTGAGGACGAGCAGGTCGCGCGAACCGTAGCCGAGACGCGTCAGCTCGCTTGTCTGGCCGCCGCCCGTGATCTTCATGAGCGTGTTGAGGTACTGGATGCCGCCCTGGTTGAGCGCGTCCATGATGCCGTTCTGCCCGCCAAAGCCTTCGCCCTTCAGCGCGTTGCGCAAGGGATCACCGACGCGCCCGGACTTGTTGAGCTGGAGGGTCTTCTCAACGATGCGGCGCGTTCCGGTGGCTGTCATGTTGGGCGACACGCCGGAAAGCGAGGCGACGGACATGACGCTGATGAGCTGCCGCAGCGTCTCCTCGCCGCTCTGCTTGCCGGCGAACTGGTTGCCCCACACGGTGAGCGGGATGCCGAGGGCGTGCGCCATCTCGTCGAGTTCCCAGCGGCCGATGTCACGGCCTTTGAGCAAGATGTCGTTCATGCGGTTCGACGACACGCTGCTCATTCCGATGCCGAGCGCCTGGCGGATACCAGACTGGAGGTCGACGCTCTTCTTCACGTCGATCTCTTTGCCGGAGGCTCGGGACAGGCGCGCGCCGCTTGACGCCATGGCACGCATCTCGGCGGGCGAGTCGTAGCCCGCCTGCGCTGCCGTGTACATGCCGCCCATGATGTCCTTGCGGCTCACACCTTGGTACACGGAGACGGCCTTCATCGACTCTGCGAGGGCGCTCACGGAGGCTGCCGTGAGGTCGGCAACGGTGCCGATGCGCCCGAGCATGTTGGCGTACTCTTCCATGCCCTTCGACATCGTGGACATGATGCGGGACATCCCGTAGAGCAGCGTGGTGGACGCGAAAACGCCCCTGTTGAAGCCGGCAAAAGAGGTGCCGGACATCCCCTGCTGGAAAGAGCGGGTCGCGGTTGCCGCCGTGTTCAAGCCGTTGATGTACCCGGAGGGGTCCATGTACATCCCGGCTGTGATCGTTCCGACGTTCGGCATATCCGCACCCTACTTTCTCAGCGTCTGCCCGTAGTACAGGCCCGCCTTGTTCGGAATCTTCCCGGCCCTGTAATCCGCCCGCTTCCGCTCCAACTCCTTTTTCAAAACCTGCGTCAGATGTGAGACCTCTGCCGCCGTCTTCGGCTTCGCCTTGCCTACCGGGGCCGCAACCGGCTTACCAACCGGCGCGACAGGCTTCGGCTTCTCGAAGAACTCCTGCGCGATCTTGTCGAACGGGAAGACGGAATCGGCGAACTTGGGCTTGTGGCGCTTGTCCGCAACCATCGACCGCACGACCTGAACGAGCCATCCGTTCATGAGCACGTCGCGTCCGCGCCTGCTAAAGGGCGAGTTCATGTACACCGCCCACTCGCAAAGGTCTGCCGGGCTAAGGGTCTCGCGAAGGACGTTCGGCAGTATGCCCGTGTCCTCCGCGATCTGATACAGGGTCATCAGCGAAGGATCAGCCTTGAAATCGCTTCTCTGCCGCTGCCGGCGTCGCCTCCGTGCCATTGCGGAACCGGGTGTACGCGGCGAAGAAGTTCTTGGCGTACACGTTGTTCAACGTGCCGTACACGTCGTCTTCCGGCGCGAAAAGAGGCTTGTCGGTCTCGTCGAGCAGGATGTACTTCATCAACTCGGCGGTGAGCTTGCGGAACACCTTTGCCGCCTTGTTCTGGAACTCAACGGCAGCCTCGCCGTACGCCTTGATGGCATCCTCGCCCGCATCCTGCGGCGGCTCGGCCGGCGGCTTCAGCGTATCGTCCTGATTGTCCTTGATGATCCGGTCGAGTTCGTCCTCCATGCCAATCGTCAGGCGTTTGAACATGAAGGTTTCGCCGCCGATAGTGATCTTCTCGGCCCGATTGTTGCTGCGCTGAAGCGCCGCCATGCCTTTGCTAATTGTGCTCATTGTCTCGTCTCCCTTGTTCGTGATACAACTTACGGCCCAACAGGCTCCGTTGCCGGCGTCAGCGACGGCCCGGCCACATCCGTGATCGTGATGGTCTCCTTGCCAAACACGGGACCCATCTCGCTCTTGTCATCCGGAGCGGTATTGGTCACGGTCAACACGAGGTTGCCAGTCATGCGGTCGCCGTCTCGCACGGGCGGTCCGTCAACAGACAGGACGGCGATGCGCCACTGGCTGAACCAGCCCTGGTTCGGAATTTCGATGCGACAGGTGCCCTTGGCACCGATCAACGCCGAAAGCATCGCGTACGTAGCGCCGGCGCACTCAATCGTGCCGGAGATCTGATCGCTGTCGACGAGACGCGACACGCCCATTGTCATCCACTTCTTCTGAGCGAGCAGTGCCGTGCTGTAGGCCGTGGCCTTCAGGCTGGGCATACTGAAGTCGATGAAATCGAGCATCATCGGATCGTCAACATCGACATCATCGCCGTACGTTGGGAGAGGCTCGTCGAAAGAGATGAGCAGCCTGGAGCCGCCCGGCTCGTTCGTGTTACGGGTGTCGGTGCCGACCTGCACAGAGGTCATCTCTACCCAACCGATAGGCAATGCGGTATCGTCTGCCATAATTTTACTCCTTCACAAGGAACGTGGGAAACTTGGTCGAAAGCGAAGCCTTCGAGCCGGTGAGAACCGTGTGCCCAGCGTCGTTGACCGCTCGCCAGGTGTTAAGGTTCTTGTTATAGACGATGATGCCTTCCGGCTTGCCGGCGGCCTTCACCGTCTTTTTCGCCGCTGCGGGCGTCGGTTTCGCAACTGTCTCGTCTGCCATATGAACCTCCATTGATAACGCGGGCATGATAGAACGGAGTGCCGTTCCTTTCAACAACGCCGACTATACCGTGATGCCTTCCGGCTTGCCGGCGGCCTTCACCGTCTTTTTCGCCGCTGCGGGCGTCGGTTTCGCAACTGTCTCGTCTGCCATATGAACCTCCATTGATAACGCGGGCATGATAGAACGGAGTGCCGTTCCTTTCAACAACGCCGACTATACCGTGATGCC